AAAGTCTAATGGTATGAAGTCAAGTAGGTGATGCACAAAAAATTCAGAGGAAATTGATCCAAAAGAGTTAAGGAGGCAGAAAAAAGGCAACACCAACCCAGGCCCTGTCCCTGCAAATTTTTGAAACAGGGCCTGTTCGTCAGAGCAGCGAGCAGCTTGCTCAGCCCTCCGGCGGGATATATAGGCGGTTGTCCATCAGCAGCCGATAGACCAACCGAACCAGTTTTCTGGCAGTTAAAGCGAGTGCGCGTTTATGCTGGAACTGATTGACCTCCTTGAATTTGAGGTCATAGTAGCGCCGGAACTCAGAGTCGCATCTTCTCACAGAGTTGGCGGCTTCCAGCAGGTAGTAACGGAGATAGCGGTTGCCGGATTTGATGAGTTTGGTGTGCTGGGCCTCGAAGTCGCCGGACTGGTGCTGTGTCCAAACAAGGCCGGCGTATTTGGCAACGGACGCCTGGGAGTTAAATCGGCGGATGTCACCGATCTCGGCAATGATACCGGCGGAGTAGACCTTTCCGATGCCGGGGACAGAGGTCAGGGTGTTGGGGATGATTTGAAACTGCTGCTCAATGGATTTGTCCAGGATTTTGATCTGCTTTTCCAGGGCTCGCATCGTTGCGATAGAAACAGCCATCGCCTGGTTCACAGAACAATTCACCATAGTGGGCAGACGATAGGAGTTTTTGGCAGCGGCTTGGATAGCCTTTGCTTTCGCTGCCGGGTCTGCAAAGTTGCGCCCGGTTTCACTAATGAACCTGGTCAACTCATCCAAATCGGCGTAGGCCAGTTCGTCCGCCGTTTCAAACCGCTCCATCAGCGCAATGGTAGTGGCGCTGGAATTGGCAATGTCCTTGTCCTGGGCCATGCCGGAACATTTGAGGAACAGGTAATTGGCGAAGTGCTGCTTCTCTCGTGTCAGGTTCTGCACAACGTCAAATCTGGCCCTAGTGAGGGTTTGCAGGGATTTGTAGCGGTAATCGTCCATGTAGACCTCCTTGCCGATCCTGCCGAAGCGGAGATGGTCGGCGATGACAAAGGCGTCCACCCAGTCATTCTTGGGCAGGTCTGGATAAGAGTCTTTGAATTTCCTGACCTGCTTGGGATTGAGCACATGGATCTTCCGCTGATATCGCCCCAGCCGCCCGTCTTCTCGGAGGGCACAGACCAGGCCGTCCCCATAGATGGACGTAGCCTCCAGGCCAATCACCACATCGCTGAGCCGCATGGCCTCCAGCGCCGACACAATCTTCTCTGACATCAGTTTAGCACCGCCCAGGTTGTTTTGCACGGAAAAACTGCTGTGCTTGCTGCCGTCCGGCTTCATCAGGTAGGTAACATTGTTTTTGCTGCTCACGTCAATGCCTACAAATAGTGGGTTCACAGTTTTCACCTCCCTGTGTGGGAATTTCAGACCAGCAGGCTTTGAGATACCCATGATAACCGGAGCATCCGCAACCTCGCGTATTAGAATCATTCCGGGGCGCGCCAATGCGATAGCCCTCACTGCTAAAAGGGCGGCTCCATTCCCGGCAAACAGCTAATGAGTTTGCAGCTAACTTTCGGCTCAGGGGGACGGACTTTCTATGAAGCAGCCTTGCGGCTCAACCAGGAGTTTGAGAGCTTGACCCTGCTGTCCTACAGCTATTGTATCATGGGTATCTTAAAACCTGTTGGCCAAACGGAGTGCACTATGCAGATACACTTAAAATTCTTCTGCAAATCTTATTATACGAGGAGTTTTGCAGATGAGTCTTCTTGGCGCATATACCAATGGAAACTATCATGTCCGACTCTACAGCGACGGCACGAAGATTCGTGAGAACGACCTCGATTTCTTTGAGGCAGCGTTTCCAGAATCGTTCGACATCAAGATTACCAACCAATGTGACATGGGCTGTGTTATGTGCCATGAGGATTCAAGGCCAGATGGAAAGCATGGAGATATTCTCCACCTGCCCTTCCTGGATTCCATTCATCCGTACACGGAACTGGCAATCGGCGGTGGAAATCCTCTTGCCCATCCAGATCTGCTTCCATTTCTTCAACAGCTCAAGGATCGGAAACTGATTCCAAACATCACGGTCAATAAAGTTCATTTCATGAAGAATCTGCCCCTGCTCCAGAATTTGACGGAGCAGGGGTTGATTTATGGGCTTGGCGTCTCCTACTTGGATTGGGCAGAGGACACTCCAGAGTTCATCCAAGCGGTCAAGCAATTTCCAAACGCCGTCATTCACATTATTAACGGCATGATTTCCATGAAAGGATTCTGGTCGCTGGCGGATAATGGCCTGAAGATTTTGATTCTTGGATACAAGGATTTTCGTCGTGGGGAGACCAATCTGTCACAGCACAGGGAACACATCACCAGTAAAAGAACTGATATGTTCTACGCTGTCGAGAAAGCAGTGCGAGCTGGCAGCTTCAAGGCCATCAGCTTCGACAATCTCGCCATTGGACAGCTCAGCGTCGAGCGTCTTATGACGGAGGAACAGTGGGCGGAATTTTACATGGGGGATGATGGAAGGGATGGAGCATTCACATCTGCTTCTATGTATATTGACGCAGTCGAAGGAAAGTTTGCCAAGAACTCATGCTGTACTGAACGGTATGACGTCACAGCAAGCATTGAAGATATGTTCCAGTTCTTGAAGAGACAGAGGTGAAAAGATGCATAGCAGGATATTTCAAATTGAGTGCGATCCAGTACCAAGAGAGGAATGGATTGAAGAAGAACTAATGCCGGAATGGTTCACTGATTCTGTCGCGGACTATGTAGTGAACGTCGGTCCAGATGAGCGAGAGGATGACATCGACTGGCTCATGAGAACAGATTTTGGTCAGGTCTGCAAGCAAGATGGCGATAAGCTCACGTTCAACATTGATGTTGGCGCTTTCTTTGATGAGAGTTTTGAAAAGTTTGAAGAGGCGCTTGCGAAGCTGAAGGAAGCTAAGTTTAACCACTTTGCATCTGGTGGGTTGGAGCATCTTATGTTCCAATTGAACGATGCGTACAACGATAAGTATTCGTTCTATGTGTGGCAGGACGGAGAATTATACACATTGCAATCTTGGATGAGACAAGTAAAACCACTTAGTGTCTATTATTTAGGTGGTATTGTAGACTACCATTTTTGATTGAAGGAGATTTGATATGAAAGAGACTTCCTGTTGTAAGCATAACAAAATGATTGAGTGCGCCGGAGATTTTCGACCGTGCTACAACTGTGGATGGAATCCGGAAGTGCATGAAAAACGCTTGCAAAAGGTTGCCGCAAAGGCATCCAAACCTTCTGGTATCAGTTCATGAGTGGTGCCAGAAAGCCGCGTATTGAAATCAGTCAGGATAATTTTGGCTGTATTCTTAACTGTGCCGTAAGGTATGCCATTGGACGGCAGACATATATGCCAGGGATCGTGATTGATTTTATCCAGCCTCTCCTGCCGTATGTGAATGACAAAACACTCTATGTGTTCGATCAGGACATTACTGATCAGAAGTATATGGGCGGATATGGAGATAAAGTCATCGACGAACCAATGTGGGTGAGGTTCCATCAGAGCATCATTGAGGAGGAAAAGAAGCGCGATCTGGAACCTTATAAGGATTGGAGGGCAGAGCAAAAATGATCGAGTTTCCTTCCCTTCCTGATTTCTTTGACACGCACCAGGACGACATCTTTATGTTCTGGGTATATCGGAAAGTATACACGCCATACGAACAGAAGCGGGCATTTACCGATGAGAGTGTGTTTGAAGATACGCAGGCGCATTTTGGGTTTGTCATCGAGTGTATATCCTTGGGCGGTGGAGATTTTTTGCTTGGGTTCAAAACCGTTGCAGATCCTGACGAGGAAGATGTTCGGTCCTACAACACACCTATTGAATACTACAGGCTCAGTGAAATCCGCATTGGATTGTATCAACCAGAAAACAAGGAGGAGTAAAAGGATGTATTTGAAAGAAGCATTCCGCTACCAAAATTACTTGAGCGGACTGGTGGAAAGAACTGTCGGCTACCTGTCTGCACGGAGCTACATCACCAGGACAACTCAGGAACATCTGCGGCACAAGGCCAATTCCGATGCCGAGGACGAAATCGTAGAGATCACCGCAGACCGCCCATTTGAGTGTACCAACAACCAACTGGTGAGTTTCCTGAACCATCTTATGGTGGAGAAGGAGACGCTGACGGCAGCAATCAGCACTGCAAAGCGAAGCTGCTCTATCGACATTGACGCGGAGATCACCAATAATCGAACCCGCCAGAGAGTTGCGTCTGTCTTTGCCGAAATGAGCAAACAGCGTCCTTCTGAGAGCGTCATTCGCGGCATCGACTATAAGTTCAACGGCGAAGGTAACCAGGTGACCTACAACTACGACGTCAAGCAGGTCACGGTCATCGACTTTGACCGCAACAAGGTTAGGGATACGGGCCGCAGCCTGATGAGCAAGGCTGACGAGGTTTCTGCCGAGATCGACAAGGCGATGGTGGAGCTGGTCGTCGAGTATGAACCCGAATACAGTGTGAATGACTCCTTTGAGGATGCTGTCGAAATGTTCGTCCATCGTTTCAACCCCGCTGAGTAAGAAAGGGGCAGCCATTCGGCTGTCTCGTTCAGAGTCAAAGTGGAGTATGAAGTTCAGGCCGCTTCAGCCGCAGACGAAGTATAGCGCTGCGGGGCGAGTTGAGTGTGCCGAAAACTCAAATAAAAATCTTTTTGACAAAAGATTCTACCATTCAAGGTAATGGTTCAAAATCGAAGAAATATAGACTGATTATCTATGTCAAACAAACTTGTTCGTTACCTGCTATGCGTAAATTTTTCCGCTCATAATCGTTACGGCGTTCACTGCATCGCACGATAACTCGAAATTCGACAACTGCAGAACACGATACACATTTCTCTATTCGCCGAACAATTCTTTAATACGTCTTGGAAACGTATATAGCGGAGATGATTCTCCTCAAATAAAATAATGTATGCTTATATGCAAAAAATTGGTCTGAATGGATTATGAATCTTTGACTCTGAACAAGGCAACCGAATATAAGAAACAGTATCCGGACTACTAATGGCAGTTCGGGTATTTTTTCGTCCAATTCAAAAAAGGAGGAATCGTTATGGGGCTTGACATGAACGTATACATGGTAAGTAAGCCGCCTCTTAGTGAAGATGATGTGTACGACAGAAACGATATCGACGGTATCATTTTCAAAGAAATCGATGCCGACAAGCCAGCGATTCGACAGCTTGTGCCATATTGCGCCAAAGTGCGCGTTGTGAACCATTATTACGATTTGAGAAAAATCGGTGAGGACTACAATCTTACCGATGTTTGGATCGGAGGGTGGTGTTGCGACAAAGACGGCTCCAAGACATTTATCCACGGAAGCAGAGACGGCAAAAGTGAATCGGTCACGCTCTCAGACGACTTGATTGAGAGCAAGTACATCATTAACCGGGAGGAAACCTGCTATATATGCGCCTCTAAGGAGGTACGCTACTGGCGCAAAGCATATGACATCCAAGAATGGATTCACGAAAACCTGCCAGAACCCGTTGAAAATACGGGCTATTACATATTAAACAAAAACGTACTCGACAAATTCAACGAGACGTTCCCGGACGATACACTCCCAGCAAAAGAGCCGGACAATGACAGTGCTCTTGTGTATTGGGAGTGGTACTAAGGAGGGACAGATATGATAGATATTATCCGACAGAGCATTGCAGATTGGCGCGATCAGGTTATTTTTGGTGAGGAATATAGCGCCAAAAAGTACGGAGGCGGTGTCCGCTATTTTGACGAACTGACGTTGGCCCAAATTGACGAGCTTATTGAGCTTGAAGTTTTGGACATGGAAGAGAACCAGAATGATGCTCCAACCGTTGGGGAGATGGTAGAATTCCTGCGGGATCGAAAAACTGACGGGTGGTACGCTCATGGATATTGCGTCAGTCCAGAGCGTTCGGATTTCCGCATCAGTTTTGAAGGTATCGGGAAGAAATCGTCGCCCAGTACCGAGGACATTATCGACTTCTCTATGCTGTTTCGCTGGGCGGACGAATTTTACATAGGCGAAGAAGGCGTCAGATGCTGGTACGACTGAGAACAGGAGGTCGATATAGTCATGTTCTATGAATTTGACCAAAACAATTCTGGTGGACACTTTCATGTCGATGATAAGGTATGCCACAGACTGTTTATCGAAGCAGACAATGAAAAAGAAGCTCTTCGCATAGCAGAAGATATTGGCTGCTATTGGAATGGTGTCGCTGATGGAATAGACTGTCCGTGCTGCGGTGACCGATGGGACCCATATGGAGAAGAAATCAATCTGATAAAATATGCGGCCGAAGGATATAGGGTTCATATTTATACCGGATATGGTGTTGATGCCGTGGCGGAGTGGAATCGGCGCTACGGAAAGTACAAAATCGTAGAAGCGCCGACATTTAAGAAAGACAGGGCTTTCGAGCGATACGAAGGGAGCATCTGCTTCAATAACATTGAAGAGTATGTTCAGTACATCGCAGACGAATACGGGTGGACTACTCCGGATGCAAGAATTTTCTACAAGGATGGCAGAGTGAGAGAAATCTATTCTGCAAAGCGGGGTGAAGCCTAATGGGACAGAGATTAAATTTTGAAGTGTGCTATGATGGCGAGGTTCTTGCCAATGCATACTACCATTGGTCTGCATATACAAGCAGTTCTCTTTCTACCCTTGGAACTGTCTTAGAATCATACAAAAACAGAACTGAAATCAATCCACTGAAGGTTGCAGTTGAAATTTTGCAGGCAACAGGTGCCGGGGTAGATGAAGAGGAAAAAGTGCGCATTGAGAATGACACATCTGGGAAATTTGAAAATATCAGTTTCCGAGATGCGGTTAACCGTAATATAGGACTGCTGGCCGTCACAAAAGAAGGTATTGAGGATACCAGGCGCTGGGAAGAAGGCCGAGTCACGGTCGATATCAGTGCGGAAGAATTTGTCTTCGATGTTATGTGGAATATGAGCAACGAAGAATATGACGATGGAAGAGATTCTGGTGATGCTGAGAAACTTCCAGACACAGAATTTGATTTCAGAGGAGTATGTCGTTTCCGCGACTATGAAAAATTTGCGAAGGAAATCCGCGATAATCCGGACGGAGTTCGGATTGACGAGGACACCGTACTTTGCTGGATCGAGTAGGCTCACTATGAAGAAATTATTTGGACTTTTCCTGCTTTTGGCCGCGTGGCAAGTCGGGTCAATGGTAACAATTCCTCTGTTTGTTCCCTCTCCGTTGTCTGTATGGTATGCTCTGGTTGGCTTATATGAAACAGGGCAGCTTATTCCTGGGCTTCTGTATTCACTCACCAGAATCACAGCAGCATCGTTGTTATCAATGGCTGTAGCGGTTCCCATTGCGCTGTTGATTTGTTCTGTAAAGTTTCTAAAGGATATGGTATCTCCGGTCGTATCCGCTATGCGGTACATCCCAGTGACGGCATTTTCTCCGCTTTTGATACTGTGGTTTGGAATTGACGAGACAATGAAAGTCTCGTTTTTATTTTTGGCCACTTTTGTCTACGTTCTTCCATCCACAGTTCTATGCTTGGAAGATGTTCCGCAGGATCTAATTGACACCGGGAAGTCGATTGGAATGCGAAGGCATGAAATCATTACAGAGATATTGCTTCCGGCAGCGCTTCCGTCTATCATGAACTCTTTTTTGATGATGTACGGGATCGGATGGACATACGTCGCCGTAGTTGAGGCGACGAATGCTAAAAAAGGTCTCGGTTTTATCATCAATGTAGGTGCGGCAAGAGGAAAAACAACTGTTGTGTTTGCGGCCATTATAATCATTGTTCTGTTCAGCTATGTTTTTGACAAGGTTGGAAATGCAGTCATTCGCCGTGTATTCAAATGGAGGTATTTGGATGATAACCTTGAATGATCTGGTGATTGGGTATCAGAAACCATTGATGGAGCCATTGAATATGACGTTTGAAGATGGCATCATATACGGAATTCTTGGAAAGTCCGGATGCGGGAAAAGCACACTCCTTAAAACGATTTCCAGGATGATAAAGCCGCTCTCAGGGTTTGTCCAATTTGACGACGAACATGGCGTTTACATGATGCACCAACGCTACACAAATTTTGACTGGCTGACGTGCGTTGATAACGTATTGATTGCAGTCCGTGGAAAGCGGGATAGGAAATCATTCAAGCCAGTTGCGGAAGCGATTTTGAAGCAGGTCGGACTTGGAGAATACATGGATCGTTACCCGAGAGAACTCTCCGGCGGGATGCAGCAACGGCTTTCTCTTGCGAGGGTCTTGTTTGTTCGTCCACACTACCTGCTTATGGATGAACCATTGTCTGCATTGGATGACTCGACCAGAACGAGAATGCAGCGCTTAATTATGGATACACACCAGGAAACCGGAAGCACAATCATTATGGTCACACATAGCGAGGCGGAAGCCAATAAGATGTGCGATAAAATTATCAAACTTGGAGGGTAATCAATTATGAACTTTTTTGAACGAATGGGACTTGTCGAACGAGAAGCCGATGTCTCGGAGGTGGCATATGTCCCTGATCTTGGAACAGAAAGTGATCTTCCACAGGTTGATGCAGACATTAAATCCGCCGTAAATGTGGTGGACGAGATCTATGCACAGAATGACCTACAGGACAAGAGCAACTCAATTTTCACAATCCAGGCACTCATTGATACTTTGCCGCCTGAAATGACCAACGCAAAGAAACAGGCGACAGTATTCGGCATCCTCCAGGTGTCCGGAAAGTCTGTGAGCGATCTCCTGGATGACGCCGCGAAGCGCATCGAAACGCTGATGGCGGCGCGTGACAAAATTGTCGGCGAGCGTACCGACGAAATCTCAGAAGCCAATGCGGATATCGAAGACCTCAAAAAGGCCATCGAGGAAGCGAACATCCGAATCAAGGTGGCTGAAGAGATCATGAACGCCACCAAACAATCCGTTGCTGATGAGGTCAGCATCATTGACGGATTGGTGGAATTTTGTAAAGGAATGGAGGAAACCAAATGAAGCTGATTTTGGGTGTTGTTTTGGTGCTGATTGTTCTGGCCTTGATCATCTTCCCTGACTTTCGCAAAAAAATCAAGGTGCTGGTTGGCGGATTTCTGAATGTCTTCGTCGAGGATGCCGCTAAGACGCCGGAAGGTGCCGAGGCCGTATTCAACCAGGCGATTGACGAGGTTCAGAACAATTACAACAAGGCTGCTTCCACATTCAACAAGTTGTCTGGTGAGCTTAAGTGCGCAGAAAACGATGTTGCAAAGCTTACAAAGGAACTGCATGACGTTGAGGCGACTTGTGAACGTCTGGTCAAGAGTGGGCAATACAGCGATGCAGAAGTCTATTCTGCCCGTCGAAGTGAGATCATCACCGAAATCGAGCAGAAAAAGGATTGTATCGAGAAGTTGAAGCCCATGGTGGCAGACGCAAACCAAATCTATGTTGCGCAGGGCAAGAAGCTCACCGAACTGAAGCGGACCAAAAAGGAGACGATTGCAAAGCTCCAGATGAATGGTCAGCTCAAGGATCTCTACGGAGATTTGGATGAGCTCAGGAAGGAGACCGCAACGTCCAAGATGCTGGATGCCATTATGGACGGCTCCAAGGATCTCCAGAAAGAGGTTGAGGGGGCGCGTGTGGTTCACGAAAACCGTGCTTCCACCAAAATTGCTCGGGCAGAGCAAAAAGCTGCGCAGGTGCGCGGCGACGAGTATCTCGAATCACTTAAAAAGAAATATGGAGGAAAGTAAACGATGAAATTGCGACTGACAAAAGCTGGGCGTGTTGTTATCTTCATTCTGGTTGTTGCCATTTTGGGCACCGCTGGATTCTTTGGGTATCAATACCTTTCTGAATGGAATCCCGGATGGTTCGACTCTGCGGAGAAAGACAGCGCCAACACGCCATCGACAAGTGTGACACAGGACCACGATGTTTCAGCGGCTCCGAATCAGACACAGCCGGTACATATCAGTACCAGCGACCCAACAATCAACCTGTCGTTGGATGAATGGATTGGTTGGAAGCCAATCATCGACGCGAATGGCGGTTTGACGACGCAGGCTGGTTCTATTTTTGACAATCTGGGAATCAAAGTCAACATCAATATCATCAATGACGCAGATTCTTCCAGCAACGCCCTGATTAAGGGTGATTTGAACGCCGCAGGATACACAACAAATCGTGTGGCTTTCCTGTCAGGCAAGTTCAAGGAGGCCGGTTTGGACGTGGTTATGCCGGTGTTCACCAACTTCTCGGACGGTGGCGATGGTATTATTGCGCTGAATGGCATTGACTCTATTGAGGATCTGGCCGGCGCAAAAGTCGGCGTACCCAAGTTCAGTGAGGCGCAGACACTGGTTGTATGGTTTATCAACAAGTCCGATCTACCCGATACAACGAAGCAAGAAATCATCAGCAATATGATCTTGATGGATGATGCAGAGGCCACCGGCCAGGCGTTCTTTGCCGGGAAGCTGGATGTTGCAGCTACATGGCAGCCGTTCCTGTCTAATGCGGCGGACAGCACAAACTCGCACATTCTGTTCTCTACTGCTTCATCCAATAAACTGATTATGGACGGTATTGTCTTCCGCAGCGATTTTGCGGAGGCTCATCCAGAAGTGGTATCAGCGTTTGCCGATGGTATTTTCCAGGCGGCTGACACCATGTATACCACAGAGTTCGACTACATCCGCAGCGTTATGCCCATGTTTGCCGACGCGTCTGATGAGGATATCCTTTCTCAATGCGGCGATGCTGGTATGATGGGCTATGCGGAAAACATTGCATCTCTGGAGAATGATTGTCCGGTGATTTACTCGGATATGTGTGATATCTGGGAGAGCATTGGTGAAACAGTGGACCGTAACCTTGGTGCCACCCTGTTTGATACGAGCTATGTGAAGGCTCTGTCTGACCACTATACACAGACCTCTACTAAGGTGGTTTCTGAAATCACCCAAGAGCAGCGTGACGTTGCGAAGGAAGCCGCAGCACTTCTCTCCAAGAGCGCAACTGTAAATTTTGTTGCAGATACTGCAAAGTTCCTGGATACTGCAGAGGCCGATGAAATCCTGCGCGAGTTCGTTGAGATTGCTAACACACTGGACGGTACAATTATCCAGATTGAGGGTAATATCAATGCTACGAACAATACCGAAGGCGGTATGAAGCTTTCCGAGGAGCGTGCGAAGACCGTCAAGAATTACCTTGTTGCCAATGGTATCGACGCAAACCGTATTATTGTGGTCGGTAATGGTAATTCCAATATGGTCGCTGATCCGAGTGGTCCTGATGCTGAGCTCAACCGCCGCACCGACATTTTCTTTAAGACAATCGAGAGCTAATTTGACACAAGGGGTGGGCGAAAGCCCACCCTTTTTGTGTTTCGTGCGCAAGCGAAAGGTGGTGAAGAAATGGTTACGGCAAGATTTGAACACCCTGACAATGGTTACGAACACAACATCGAAGATGTGAAGAAATGTGGTTTGGTCGTCGGAAAAGATTATCCAATAAGCAAAATCATTATGGGACAGTCATACACCAGCGTTTACCTGGAAGGGTTCGATGGAGCGTTTAATTCAGTCCATTTCGAGTTCTTTGAGGACGGACACCCGTTCAACATATACAGCGATAGTAGATTCAACCCGTATATAGGAGGGTAGCTCGATGGCGAGCAAGAGTGATGTTGTTGTGACAAAGCACGCAGAAAAACGCATTCGTCAGCGCCTTGGTATCAATAAGAAGTCAACTGAAAAAGCGGCAGAAAAGGCACTCCAGTTCGGAATTACTCATTCAGAAGCAAAGGGGAAGCTGTCCAAGCATTTAGATGGCATATTCCGCCTTAGTCACAATCCTAACAATATGCGAGTTTACAATCACGCAGTATATCTGTTTCGGGATACAAGATTGATTACAGTTCTGCCGCTTCCAAAACAACTCTGGACACAGGCCGATAAGCTACAGCGCCAGAAAAAGGAGGATCTGAATGGAGATTTATAAGGTAAAAGACTACAAGAGATTTGCTAATGACTTGGAGGAGAAAACGGGATGTTCCGTTAGCATCCGGCTGATGGGGAAGAACCATACGCACTATCAACTGAATAAGCGTGGGCTTTCTCTTGGTGTCTTGTGCGTACAAGATGGCGAACTTTCGTTTGCGCCATTTGTTACCCATGAAACTGCTCAGAACGAGCAGTATATCAATGCAACGTATATCCCGCTGTTCGACGATTTTATTGAGCTTCTGGGAGCGTTTCGCGAAATGTTTTTGGAACCATGAAGGAGTGATTTGAATGAGATGTATTTTGTGCGACAGGTGTAAAAAGGTCGTTGGGGACGAGCGCAAGATCAAGGTTGTAACCTATGCAAGGCCGCTGAACTCTGGCGTCAGATGTCCTACTCCAGCCGATAATCGGCAGATGAACGATCACATCTGGACGAAGGAACTGTGTTCAACTTGCGCCGAGGAATTTGAGAGCTTTATGGATATGGAGACGACTCCGAGTAAACCAGCAGAGCCTGAGCAGCCAGAGCAACCGACGGAGCCAGAAGGAGGAGCAGGTACGGGTGGATCTTCTGGTGAAGACAACGGAACAACTGAATAAAATGTCAGTTTGATGGGTGAATCAATGAATACAGAGCTCATGTTTAGCAGCAAGACGGATCAGTGGTCCACACCACAGGATTTCTTCGATTCGTTGAACGCTGAGTTTTCATTCACCCTCGACCCATGCGCAGACGCATCGAATCATAAGTGCGAAAAGTATTTCACCAGAGAAGATGATGGGCTGCGCCAGTCGTGGGGGGGGGAGACAGTCTTCTGTAACCCTCCATATGGAAAAGTAATTAAGGATTGGGTAAAGAAATGCTATGAAGAAGCAAAACAACCTAATACCACTGTTGTGATGCTTATACCGGCTCGTACCGACACAACATATTTCCATGACTACATATATAAGAAGCCGAATGTTGAAACTCGTTTTCTTCGTGGCCGGTTGAAATTTGGAGACGGTAAAAATTCCGCACCGTTTCCGAGTATGGTTGTTGTTTTTCGATAAGAATCAGTCTCTAAAACAGAATGGAGGTCATTATGATGATTGATGTTGGAGGCTCATGCCTGTTTATGTGCGACGAGTGCCAAATTGTTTGTCAGCTTGATAGACGACTTGAAATCGCCAAAGAGCATCCCGAATATGGTGACTTCCAATTTGACCATTGCAGTTGTGAAAAGATCGATGGCGAATTCTTCGCTGGAGGATATTGCGAGGATGCGTGGGCCAATATGCCAAGGTGCGAGAAAAAAGGCCAGCGCAGGACTGGACGTGCATACAGACGCAGTATGCGCAGAAGGCACATACAGAAATTTCAGGACGGGTACAGATGGATCGCCCCATATATTGGCCCGTATATCAAAGGACATTGGGGAGACGACGGTAAGTGGGTTGTTGGCTCCTACATCAAATATCCGCACGACTCCGTAAATAAGAGGTTCTTTAAGCGAGCATCAAATAAGGCGGTACGCCGTTCCAGCGCAATATCTCCAAAAGGTAACGGCTACCGCAAAATTTTTGATTACTGGTGGGAGATTACCTGAGTTACTATCGCAGCTTCAAACCCCATACATACTTCACTGCAACTGATGGGGTATGAATCTATAAAATAGGAGCTGCGAAAATGAGTTACACAGAAAAAGATTTTGAGGAGTTTCAAGCAAATGAGCTGGGGTTGGACGGCACATTTCATTTTGAGTGTGCTATGTGCGGAAATTGCTGTCGAAAAAGGCAAGAGCCAATTCCATTGGTTGGGCCGGATATCTTCAGAGTTGCTTATGCACTCGGCACTTCCATCGAGGAGATGATTGCTGAAAATACGGAGGGGTATATTGGTCATCAATCAAATGTGCCTCTCTTTGTTTTGAAAGAGCGCCTTGATGGAAGCTGCCGGTTGCTAAGGAATGGACATTGCATGATACAAGCCAATAAGCCTGCCGTTTGTGCGCTTTATCCTCTTGGCAGATATTTTGATGTGAGAGATCAAACATTCCATTACTTCGTAAATCCACATACTTGCCAGACTGGTAAGGAAACGGGTAAAGTGTGGACTTTGCAAGAATGGCTGGATGAGTTTCATCTCAGAGAGACCGAGGGAATGACTGCAATTTGGTACAAACTGCTTGGCGGTATCACCAATATGACAGTTCGGATGAATAAAAGTGATATTAAAGGTGAGTTCCTAAACGCGATTTTGTTTGTACTTTATTTTGGTTATGACCTTAAGAAACCTTACATTGAGCAAGTTAAGCGCAACATGGATTTTGCAAAAGAGATATTCCAGGCCAAGTTCCACAAGAAAATCCGATTCTAAGCAAAGCGTGACGGTTTCCCGTCACGCTTACATATTTGTGATGGATTGAAATTACAGAGTTACATATGTACGAACACGTCTGTATGTCACGTTTTCAATTTTGTAATTTGAGTCTATCAAAAAGGGAGGAACTGTCATGATGGATATCAGTAAGATAAACGATATATGGAGACCAGATGCGGACAGTGATTTACAGCTTCTTCCGTGTCCGTTTTGTGGCGATGCTACAGTCGTCTACTATAAATATCAGCATCTGGCCGGCGAGCGTTTTGGTGTTCTATGCTCCAGTTGTATGGCAAGCATAGATCCAGGATATGCACAAGATAAAGTGACAGTCCAGGCTATGTGGAATAGGCGAGTTGTATTAAACATGAAAGACTGGAGGAATAAGCTATAAAACATTTTTGGGTTGCAACTGACAGTCAAGGATACTCTATGGAATGTGGTGTGTGCGGAGAGAACATTTACATTGAAGATCCATCATGGGACGAATTGATGGATGCTGAATGTTCTGGAACAGAGCGCCAAAAGCTTATCAGTATGTTGGCTGATGGTCTCGGTGGATGGTTCCAGTCGAAAATGATTAACCTCCAAGAAACAGATTTTGAGTCTATTGCCGATTTCCTATTGGAGAATGGTGTCAAAATAACATAAAAGGGGTAGCTAATATGACAGAACAGGAACTACAGGCATTTAAGGATCTATTTAGAAAATATTGTAATCAAAAGATTTGTGATGGCTATTGTGAACCTGACTGCTGCGATATATGTCCCATCAACGCCGCATATGACGAAATTTTTAATGTAGGGTAGAAATCTATGGCATAAGGCACCACGCCGCATAGTAAAGGAGAATACACAATGTGGATATATATGAAGTTTGCGCATTCAAAATATGCGTGGATGTATAAGAATGCGAATGCAATAAGCGATGGATGCTGCACAAGATACAAGGTATTTGGCATTACCGTCGCAACGGTATACAAAACATAATTATTTTGGTGATGAATATGAAGAATGATTTAAGTGATTTAGAGTATTACAAAATGGGCAAAAAGGCAGCAGCAAAAGAGATTCTGAACTATATCGAAAATATCTGTTTCAGCACAGAAGATCCAATGGTCAAGTTCAGAGCAAACAATGGGAGCAATGGCGTAAGAAACAACATCATTGAGTTCATACGTTCAGAGTTTCTTAGATAATAGATGGATAATGTTGGCGGTGAGCAAATGGATAAAGTAAAAGTAATTTTTCTGGACGTTGACGGTGTACTTAATAACAACAAAACGACCAGGAGAACTTCTAACGGATACAGATTTGTTGGGCGCAGACAAATCAAGAACCTTAAACGAATTGTTGACGAGACCGGTGCTGAAGTCGTACTATCCAGTGATTGGCGATACGACAGAGATGATTTTAAGTGGAATAGTGACTACATCGAGTTGCGAGATGAACTCTTACGATATGGCATCAAATTCTATGGATTTACACCGGAGATTCCGTCAGGTCATAGAGGGGAAGAAATCAACCTGTGGTTGAAAAAGCATGACGAGGTTTGTAACTTTGTGATTCTGGATGACAGAGTTGATATTGAACCAAATGAGGATCACTGGGTCAGAACTATGATGAGCAGCGGCCTTGGTGCAAGAGAAGCAAATGAAGCTATCAAAATTCTCAACAGTGTTTCTTAGATAAGGAGGTTGCTGTATGGTAGCAGATAAATGGATGATTGAGTCGTGGCTTAAATGCGAAAAGGCCGCAAAAAGCGACTATATGCTTGTGGTATGGGACACATTTGACTTTGAAGACTACCCTGTTTATGTGTCTAAAGAAGATCTTGATGAAGCCATTCGACAATATTCCATCAATATGCAAACTGTAGTGGAAGTCTACAATTTCTCTCTTGATATAGATGATCAACTTGCAGAACAAAGAGCATGGCACACCGAAGAGTAATTTGATAGAGGTGTTTTACATGATTAGTTCCATGAAAAATTCAGATGTGTAAACAAATAGAAGACTGATTTGGAGGCGGAGTGATGGGAAAGCAATTTAAGGAACGAACTGAGCACAGGATGGTAAAAGTTACGGATGATTGGCACCCATGTTACCCCGATAACGAAATAGACCTATATATTGCCCTGTACTCCTATAAGCCGTACCCTAAAGCTGACGAAAAACATACTGTTTATTGTGTAAAGGTAGCAGCATGGGGGCTGGATGACACAGGAGTTGAGCTGGAATTTTCCATGGAAGATGGCCGTGGATATGCAGAGGGAAGATATACGTTTTGGAAAGAACACATCTTTGATAAGGTTCCTGACGGGGTTGATAAGATGTGGTTCTACGAACACGGTTTTGTCCCAGCATGAAGTGTTTAGACAACTCATTGAGACAAAATGGATGATATGGAACAAGATGAAGGATTCACATATGGTTGGAGTACAGTATAATATGATAACTTTACTGCTCGAAATTATCAATCCTAATAGCCACAATACTGGTTTTTATAATCCAGCAATAGATGGAGCTAAAGCATATCCAAGAACAGTAAATGGCGCAAAGTCATCAATAAAAAAGATGAAAAAAATTGCATTATCAATGGAATATGTTTCAGATTTCCGGATCGCTTGTTACAATGGGCAAAAGCAGTATTGGAATGACAGGCCGTTGTTAGGATATATTTCTAAAGAAGTCATTTTGAGAGACTTCTAATCTGGTAGCGTAGTTTAATTGGTTATAGCTTGTGAGAGCAAGATGTTGAGAAGTGACTCTCCTTTTTAGAAGATACAGCCAATTTGTAAAGAAGATTGCCCTTTCCTATACGTTCTTAACCCGAGAGGAGGTTTGCTGTGAGATTTAGAGTAGGTGCTACAGTATGTGCAAAAAACGTGTACAGCGGTGGTAATTTTGAAAACGGAGACATTGTAACAATAGCTCAGATCGGGAATGAAGATGAACCAAACTGTTATGGGGCAATTTCTCCTTACGATGGGATGATGTGGTATTTATACGACGATGAGGTGGATGCCACAACTAATGCAGACCACATCCGTTCAATGGGCGACAACGAACTATCGCATTTCTTGTACTCTGTGGAATTTAGGTGTTCGATTACTGGTAGCGGAGTAATGTGGGGAGATGTTAGTGACTGTCTGCATTGGCTAAAATCTGCAAAGTCAGAATAAAAGGTTAATTTTATAAGGTGGTGACACAATGACGTACCGTGAAGCTGCTGACAGAATAGAGGAACATACAAAGATACACTATAAGAATGAATATCCTCATGCAAAACTGATTACGGAAGCTCTTTATATGGCAGTTGCTTTGTTGCGGGAAAGAGCTGATTTGGTAGATTGTCAGACTTCCATAAGAAAAGGTTCTCCAATATGGTATGTGGATTTTGAATCAGGCGAGATTGAAAAGGGTACTGTTTTTAGTGTTCAGCTCAAAGACGGAAATATCGACAGCTTTTCAGTTGACTTTGAAGAAACTGGGGACTTCGATGAGTTTGTTGGACGTGCTATCGGGGATTGCTTTTTTGTGAGTAAAGATATGGCTGAGTCTGCTCTACGCAATAGATATAGAACAAAAGATTGATTTGGTGGTGATTTTTATGAAAACGTTAATTAAACCGAGATGTACAATTAAGAAATATCCAAAGCACAAAATAAAGTGGTGTAGTTCATGCAGAGCACTGTTATATACAACTTTTGAAGACTGTGAACTGGGCGAAACTGTTCTTGGTATTCCGGCCTTTTATGTTCGCTGTCCACATTGTGGAGATTTTCTTCACTATTGCAAGCAATAATAAGAACTTTTTTGGTGAAATAATATGGGTTATAGACGATTGTTTATTATGCGAAAAGACTTAAAAATGTCTCCAGGTAAGTTGGCTGCACAAGTTGCACACTGCGCTGAGGCGTATTGGATGAATTTCATTCGAAATCACTCTGATTTTATCGATTGCTCGGATGATTATCGCTGCTCAGCCAGAATTGACGGCGGTATTTTCGATAATTATATCAATGGATCTTTTGTCAAAACAATCTGCGAAGCCAAAAACAAAAACCAGCTACTCAAAGTCAAGATTGTTGCTGAGGAACTTGGACTTGTCGAAGGTGAGAATTTTGGCCTGATTTATGATAATTGTATGACCGAATTATCGCCAGAGGAAGAAAACGGAACAACACTAACAGGAATTTGGTTCGCACCGTTACCCGATAATATCGCTCATGTAATCAGTAAGAAATATCAGCTATACAGAACGCCAACAAGTGAGGTGTAATGATGTCAGAAAATGCAAGAAATCGTATCGAAATTGATCTGTTTAATGGCTATAAATTGGTAGCAGAGCAAAACACAGATCCGAAATATAGCAGAGAGATGTTTATTGGTATCATGGATAGAGATAGTGTGTGGTGCCAGGATTTAGCTGTCATCCGTAGTAGCTACCATTATGATGGCGACAGTATCGTGTGGAGTGATCATCAATTTGACGTTCTTGTCTATGGAGATAAGGATAACGAGGACTTTACAAATGACTTCTCTATTGGATTGTGGCATGAGGAGTCAGAATGAGAGGTTCAAAGCGAGAAGCCAAACAGTATTGGGACAGAGGCCGTGGACGGCACTCTTTACGAGGAGAGGTTAAATACTCTTTGAAGAAAAACAAGAAACGTCTGAATCGTATGGTGCGGTATAATAGAGATGTATTCCATGGCTGCACCTACAAAAAGTTAGCAAAAGAAAAAGCATGGGACTATATAACATAAAGAGGTTACGCTATGATGATTGCAGAAAGGAGTAACATCTGATCCTCGTGAAACGAGGTTCCAAGCGGAAATCTTTAGCAGCTACGTTTGGGTAAAATGCGACAGAAGATGCCAATAAGACCATGTGCCGAAAGTCACATAGCCGTATGAGTGGAGTTTAGAGTGTTACCACCTATCGAGGATTCGATACGTGGTTGATGTGAAAGAAAGGTATTTTGCAAGTGTGAGCTTTGGCAAGGATAGTTTGGCTATGTTACTACTGCTCTTGGAAACGGGCAAACCTTTAGACGAAGTGGTCTTCTATGACACTGGTGTGGAGTTTCAAGCAATCTACCACATCAGGGATACTGTCAAAGAAAAACTTCGGCTGGCGGGAGTCAAGTATACAGAGCTTAAACCTCCTCGTCCATTTCTGGACGATATGCTGTTTAGAAGAAAAACAAAGCGAGATGGCCGCGTTGCTTTTGGCGATGGTTGGTGTGGCGGCCCGTGTCGTTGGGGAACGTTTATCAAACAGAATGTTCTCAACCAATATATCCAAAGCAACCATACATATGTTGGAATTGCAATAGATGAGACAAAACGTCTTGAAAAGATGGAACAACATAAGAGTTCACCATTAGCAGAAGCAGGGTTTACAGAGGCCGACTGCCTAAAATATTGCCATGATAGAGGTTTTTACTGGTATGAGGGAGAAATTGAACTGTACGATATTCTGGATAGAGTGAGCTGTTGGTGCTGTAAGAACAAAAATTTGAAGGAGCTTCGCAATATCTATCATCAGTTACCGGCCTACTGGGAAAAGCTTCGATATTTACAAGAAAACATTGATGCTCCAATGAAGGGTGCAGGAAAGAGCATCCAAGAATTGGAGCGTCGTTTTATTATTGAGGATGAATGGATTGCGACAGGACGCAAAATTAACTCGAGAGAATTTTATGCTGCAATAAAATAGAATTTTTATGAAGGAAGTGAGGGTATGACTAACTGGAACTCAATGTTCAACTGGACACATGAAGAGTTCATCAATGTAATGCGAAAGGCATTTGTAATTGAGAGGAAATCCTCCGTATGTCTTGATGTCGAGCACAGCGACCGCAAAAATATGAATGACATTATGCAGTGGGCAAACCAGGAAGGATATCGTGCCGAAGAAGTAAACTCGGATACGATTAAAATATCCAAAGTTGTTGGAGGCTAAAAATGAGTATGTCAAAGAACTCTTTAGATTACATCATTGATAGCTCACCAGACAATTTTGTGATTCGAGATGCCCTCATAAGGTGTTTTGAAGTGGTGCAAGAGCACCAACACATTGTGTGCTCTTGCAGCGGGGGGGGGCGACAGTGATGTAATGGTTGATATGTTGCTTCGATGCGGGGCAAAAGATAAGGTAGTTTTTGTGTTCTTCAATACTGGTTTGGAATATGCGGCCACATTTGAACATTTGGAGGCACTTGAGCGTAAATACGAGATTGAGATACATCGAGTTAATGCCATCAAACCAATCCCAAACTGCGTTAAAGAATATGGCGCCCCGTTCTGGAGCAAATTTGCATCCGATATGATTCACCGGTTGCAATCACACAATTTTCAATGGGAGTGCGAGCCATTTGAGGTACTGATTCAAAGATACCCAAAATGCAAAACGGCGTTGGAGTGGTGGTGTAATGTCATAACTGGTAACACAACGCAGTATGCAATTAAACGAATACCTTACCTCAAAGACTTCATGATTATAAACCCTCCTACATTCAAAATCTCAGATAAATGTTGCACATACGCAAAGAAAAGGGTGTCTGAAAAATTTATCAAAGGTGGGCACTATGATTTGTCTTGTATTGGCGTCAGACGTTCGGAGGGAGGAATTAGAGCCGCAACATATAAAAATTGCTTTTCTGAAGGAGAAGGAATCAACCACTTTAGGCCAGTATTCTGGCTCCGAGACGAAGATAAAAAGGAATACTGCAAGCACTATGAAGTTACACATAGTAGATGTTACACCCAGTATGGTTTAATCCGTACTGGGTGCTTTGGTTGTCCATTCGGAAAGCGGTTTGAGGAAGAGCTCAACTCAATACAAGAGTTTGAGCCGAAACTGTTACTGGCAGCACAAAACATTTTTGGAGAAAGTTATGAGTACACCAGAAAATATCTTGAGTTCCGCAATAGAATGAAAAACCTTGGTATACGTCCAAGGGAATAAAACAGAACTTTGATATGAGGAGGTAGAATAATGACAATCCATGAGTGTCAAGTTGAGACTCAGAAACACATTGAGCGTGTTCGTTACTATATTCGTTTGTTTACGGATAAGCTAACAACGAGGGGCGTTAATCACGACCACTGCAAATTAGAATCTCCAGAAGTCGAGATTTTTGCAGAACATACAGATGCCCTCGCTACAACTGGGTACGCAACGCCTGAGTATCAGGCCCATATGGATGCCATGAAACCAGCGCTTGACCATCACTATGCTCAGTCCAGACATCACCCGGAGCATTTTGATGATGGGATTCTGGGTATGAACCTTATTGACCTGTGTGAGATGTTCTGCGACTGGAAGGCAGCGACTGAGCGCCACAATGACGGGAATCTCCTGAAAAGTATCCAGATTAACGCACAGCGATTTGGATATGATGACCAGCTCAAACGCATTTTCCTTAACACAGCAAAACTCTTTGACGAGAGCCAATGAGGTGAGGCAAATGTGGATTAGCAAGGATGAGTACAAATATCTTGAGGAAGAAAGTGCTCGTTTCCGCAGAGAGGCTCGTGGATTGGATGACCTACTTGCCAAAGCAAGAATGATGTCTCTCGAAGGGAAACCGGAGATAATGCTTTCTGACAGGTGTTGCTTGCTTCTCAAAGATGTGTACGATGAGATGGTCAAAAGGGCTATAACTGCCGAGGACAACGTTCGTATTTTGACGGCGGAACGTGATTGGTATAAGAACGCCTATGCAGAACAAAGGTGTAAAACTGAATAAAACTTAGCTTTTATAAAAAGCAAGAGGAGTAATCTATGATTGAGCTTCACATGAAAGAGTTTGATGGTACTACCTTCGGAATGGCGGTAGAGGCATCCTCTCCAGCTTTCAAGCGGATGAAGAAAAACGCATTCACAGGAAAGGTAACACCAACCGGGTGGCATCACGAGAGAACAGCTCGCTGTGTTCATGCTGCTGATGTAGCTGCTGTTATGGGACAAGCGGGGTGGCTGGTAAGCGAAGGACGGTATATGGAGACCATTCGCTGGGGACAGGATGACACAGAGTATTACATTATTTATTAAGAGCCCGCCCACTATTGTGGGCAGGCTCCATAGTTAGACCTCGATACCGAGTTTTTCAGCGATTTCCTCTGGCGTCAGTCCGGCCTCCTTCGCTTTGGCCATGACGGTCTTCATATTGACCGGGTGAAGGAGCTTCTGCTTTTGAGCTTCAAGGGCGGCGATTTCATCCTGCTTCTTCGCAATCTTTTGGTCAATTGCCGCAACCTTTTCCTCAACGGACTTAACAGTGCGTGCAGCCATGTATATCCCTCCTTTGTATGTGATAAGAAAAGTATACAAAAAGGGTATATCGATGTCAACAGAAAAGTGAACTGGTGGTGAAATAAATGCGGTTGTATTTGGATGGGAAAGAGTTTTCATCTGTCAATGAGTATGCAGATGCTCTGCTGGAACTCGAAACCATCTTAGTTCATGTCTATCAGAATGACGAAGACAGAGTTCACAAAGTCAACGCAATCGGAGGATTCGTTCCATATAAACCATACAGTCATGAACAGGTTTGCGATGGTATTCGGATGCTTATAGAAATTGGAATGGAGAGAGCAATCAATGGCAAAATATAAAATTGGTGTCACAGAAGCTGGAGACGCAGGCAAAGATCTGTCTTGGATAAATAAGCTGGATACAGTTGACGGGGCAGTTGTAATCACAAAGTGTATATCGGTAGATTTTCATGATGCTGTTATCGCTAATAAGAACAAGCTCATAGTTCATGCGACATTCACTGGGTATGGAGGTTCTGTTCTTGAACCAGAAGTGCCGGATACATATGATGAATTTGACGCGATTATGACGCTTGTGAAAAATGGATTTCCAAAGGAGAAGATAGTCATTCGTGTTGATCCCATCATTCCAACCAAAAAGGGAATTGATTTGGCGCTCAGGGTCATCAAGAGTTTTATGGATGTCGGATTCTCCAGATTCCGAGTGAGCATCATTGATATGTACCCTCATGTCAGAGAGCGGTTCAAGCAGTCAAACCTTCCGCTCCCATACGGAGAATTTGGATTCTCTCCAAACAAAGAGCAGGTTGCGGCGGTAGATGAAATGCTCAAGGACGCAAGGTATCATTGGTACTCCCTGGGAAATCGTGAGATATTCGGAGATGAACTCCGTATTGAATGCTGTGCAGAGCCTGGACTCAAAAATGTTATCCAGTGCGGATGTATCTCTAATTACGATCTGAATCTGCTCAATCTGGAAACTGACGATTCAGATAGCTGCGGATATCAAAGGCCAAATTGTCTGTGCTACTCCGGAAAGACAGAGCTTTTGAAAAATAAGAAACAGTGCCCACATGGCTGTCTCTATTGTTACTGGAGATAAACTATCGAAGGAGTAAATCAGTAAATGAAAGTCAAATTTTATTTGGAGATATTCGCCCAACAGCGTACCGTTGAAATGGACTTTGATGAAGGTGATACACCAGAGATGATCGAGGAAGCCATGAACGATTGGGTAGACAGCCAGGTTGATCGGTGGTATGAGATCAAGGACGAACAAGAATAAAAATTGAGCAGGCCGGTGCCTGCTCTTTTTTTATTCAAAGGTGGTGTAATTTTGAAGATATTATCCTTTGGCGCCGGTATGCAAAGTACGGCGCTTGCTCTTATGAGCTGCGAAAATGCCAGAGCAGTAAAGAACGGAACGCACAACATCCCGCATCCGCTTGTTCCTATTTACGATCTGGTGATTTTTTGTGACCTCGGATTTGAACCTCCATGGGTAAAACGACAAGCGGAATTTGTTCATAAAGCCTGTGATGAAGCAGGTATCTGGTACAAGCAGCTTGATACTCCATTGTATACAGACTTAATGAGAGACTTCGGCCGAAAGCGTGTTGTAAGCATACCATGGTGGACGCTCAAAGAGGATGGACATAAATCAAAGATGCCAAGAAATTGCACCATTGATTACAAGGTGAACCAGATATCAAAGTTTGTTCGCTGGACTGCCCTTGGATATAAGAAAGGACAGCGGCTTCGGGAAGAAGACAAGAAAGCACATGAGATGCACATGGGGTTCAGCGCGGAAGAGATTCGACGCTGCAAGGAAAGCCCAAACCCTATGTTTGTCAATAAATTTCCTCTGGTTGAAATGGGACTGACCAGGGCCGACAATTTTGCATACATCAAAGATGTATGGGGGTTAGAAACGAAGGCGTCGGCCTGTGCGTTCTGTCCATTTCATAAGAATTACTTTTTCAAGTATTTGAAAGAGAATGAGCCAGAAGCATATCAACAACTTATTGAAGTCGATGAACTGTTGAGAGATAACAATCCAAAGCCTCCTATGGATTCTGATTTGTTTATATCCAGAAGCAGGAAAAGATTAACAGAGTTGACTGATTGCGATTGTTGTGATGCAGAGTGCTTTATGTATCACAACCAGGAAATTTGGAATGGATTTTAACTAAGAGTGAGAGGCGGGATAATATGAACAAACAGTGGATTGAAAGCAAAAAAGAAGAACTCTTGAATGAGGCAGAGAAAAAGCGAACTGAGATTGTTGAGACCATCAACAGTTCTTCGCTTTTATCAGAAAAAGACAAGCAAGATGTAATTGCTATTATGGATTGCGAATGCGGTAAAGAGTCGTATAACTTGTTTGAGCCTGCCGCCATTCTTAAAATCTTTAATAATCATGATGATGATGAGGCGTTTTCAGGCTGGTTTATGGAAATGGAAGACTTTATACGTGGTCTTGATACAGACGCATATAATTCCATCCTTTACAAAGTAAATGGCGGATTGGACAAATACCTCGATTCAGAGCCGATGGAGTTCGATGGAGACATTATCATCACCGACCCATGTTATATCATCAGGGAGAAGCATCATGGCACTACCCCTATCACCGACGATGATTGGTGTGCTTGTGATTATGGTTCACACATGGAAACTCTCGGTATTCAACACTATATGACCAGTGATACATTATATGGAGATTGGGGTTGCACAGTTTACGACACAGATACCGATGAAGTGCTTGGCGAGTTCTGCGCAGACGCAGGACTCGTTTCTGTTTTCCTTTTGGGCGAAGTTCTTAAGTATAATCCTGACTTTGACTACCACAAAGAGCGTACTTGGACGACAACACTGATCCCAAATTTCAAGGGTACTGTACAGTTTGTCATCGAACATCACGAGGGCGTCTTTGAGGATACGACGGAGTATCACAAGGCCGGAGATAAGTGGGAGGACTATAGTCTCCATGTCGCTGGCAATGGAATCGACAAGAAGACCGGCGGCGACATCAACTTCTATAGCACACAAACTTCTATGTGATATGTAACTATGCCCACGGAATCTGCGGATGGTCTCTGAAAGCTCGCTCTCTGCGGAGGAATGAGAAAGGCGCATTAGACAGGAGGTAATTATGCAAACTTCTGATGTATTGATCGTTGCATTTGAACAGGATGAAAATGATGATGACTTGTCTGCTCTTGTTGTAAGTCGAAAGGATATGGGCGGTGACATTAAAATCATCAATGCTATCTTAGGAAAAGATGCAGAGGCAATCTATAAACAGCTTATTAAATAAAACCAGAGTTTGATGATAGGTGGTGACAAAAATGGATCGCAGTAAATGGAATGGATGTTGGTGGTGTAAAGAATTCGGGAGTATACCACTTAGAGGATTTACGCTGCACGGCTGCACAAGTACCGTGGCCAGATACTGCCTTGTTTGCGGAAAGCCGCTTATCGAAGAAGCATGGGCAGAGCTTGAACGTAAGGTCGGTGAAATATGTTCCGAGTAATTATTGCTGGAGGGCGAGATTTTAGTGACTTTGATTTGTTGTACTGTACGATGGATCATCTTCTGTCTAACACTCAAAACACCGTAAGAATCGTATGCGGAAAGGCTCGCGGAGCAGATACACTTGGTGAGAGGTATGCCAAAGAAAAGGGATATGCTGTAGATTATTATCCGGCTGACTGGGAGCGATATGGAAAAGCTGCTGGATTCATTAGAAATGAAGAGATGGCAAGGAATGCAGATGCCCTTGTTGCATTTTGGGATGGCAAGAGTAGAGGAACAAAGAATATGATCGACCTTGCAAAACGATATGGGCTAAAGCTCAGAATAAAGAAATATGGAGGTAAATAAGCGTGGAAAGCAAGTTTAGGATCGGAGATCGTGTTCAGGCGACGAAAAATGCTCCAGAGGAAAATGGAAATATTCACAAAGGCGATCAAGGAACAATTTGCTTCATAGAGCGGAATAAATTCATTGGAGTCGAATGGGATAAGAATGTTCATGGACATGATTGCGGCGGAAAATGCGAAAATGGACACGGATGGAAAGTCTGGGAGAGCGATCTTTGTCTCATAGAAGAGGAAGCAGAGTTCGACATCGAAGAGAATTCATTCATGAGGATTTTGGAGGGAGGAACAAAATATGAATGTCGTACTCGTACAGCATAATGAGCAGAGTACAAAGAAATATTGCTTCGGAGTTCCTGATCGCCTCATGCCATATGTTGAGTATGGTTCAGATGTTATCTGTGATACGAGGCGAGGGAATATGCCCGGAAAGATTGTTTCACAGATCATGACTGATGAAGAAGCTGGTCATGCAATTGCAGAACATGGTGTCACAATTCCATTGAAGAATATCGTTGCTGTGGTGAAAAACATCAACATTGCAAATATCCAAATCCCCATTTCAATGATATTGTCTGAGCCACGCGAAAGTAAGCTCGCCAAACGTAGGCGGGAACTGAAGACATTTGGGTGCGTGAAAACGAAAGTTCGTGTGGATGATGATGGAATCCTCCGGGATGGATATACAGCCTATCTTGTATGTAAGAATAAGGGAATGGCTACGATTCCCGTTGCAATTGGTGTGTGACAATGAAGAAGAACAACGAAAGGAGCTAATACCAATCCTGGTAAACCAGGTTCATGTAGAATTGATAAGTACATGGTAAAGCTGCCTGTTACGGCGTAAAAATCATAGGATGAGTAGCATGGGAGGATTAGGCAGTTGACCTCAACCAGATATGGTTGTGGTCGGTATGAAGTATATCGCAAGCGTCAGCTTCGGCAAAGATTCTTTAGCCATGTTGCTGCGCATTATGGAAGAAAAGAAACCTCTTGATGCAGTGGTGTTTTATGATACTGGAATGGAATTTGACGCCATCTATCGTATCAGAGATCGGATGAAGCCAATCTTATCACAGGTTGGCATAAATTTTATTGAACTGCATCCATCAGAACCGTTTCTGTATTCAATGCTGGAGAGGCCAGTAAAATCTCGACAAGACGGATCATGTCATCAAGGTTATGCATGGTGTGGTGGGAGATGCCGCTGGGGAACAACGGCGAAGACAGCCGCGATTCGAAAATTCAAAAAATCTATATCAGATGAAGTAACGGACTATGTTGGAATTGCGACAGATGAGCCAGATCGTTTTGAGAAAGAAAAATCTGCAGGGAAAGTGCTCCCACTTGTTGAATGGGATATGACAGAAGCGGACTGCCTTTCTTATTGTCGTCATAGAGGATGGAATTGGAGTGAGAAATCTCCAGTCACGGTGTCTGGCATGATAGACCTGTATGACATTCTTGACAGAGTATCATGTTGGTGTTGTGCAAACAAAAACTTGAGGGAGCTGCAGAACATTTATTGGTATCTCCCACAGTATTGGAGTAGACTTGAAGATTTGCAGCGTCAAATTAGCAGACCGTTTAAGGGATTTTATAAGAATGAGCCGCAAGGAATATTTGAACTTAAACGGAGGTTTGATAATGATACGCAGATGCGAAGAAAGGAGATCTGCTATGAGCGAGGTAAGTATCAGTAGCGCAAACAAAAAGATGGGTAAGATTTCAAGCGTATCACTTCCGTCCGTTGTGACGTGTCGAGTGTGTTCATGTCAACAGAAATGCTACGCAAGAAAGTTGGAAAGGCTTCGGCCAAATGTGGCCGCGTCGTATCAAAGAAACCTGGATGTCCTTCGGGATGATCCGGATACATATTGGAGAGAAGTCGAGGCGGCAATTATGCTGTCTCGATTTTTTAGATTTCATGTTTCTGGAGACATTCCAGATAGTTCCTACCTGATCCGCATGATTAGCGTCGCACAGCGAAACAAGCATTGCCAGATTCTTTGCTTCACAAAGAAATATGAGCTGGTGAATGATTATCTCTCCAGGGGCGGAAGCATCCCGGAGAATTTACATATGATCTTAAGCGCATGGACTGGATTGGAGATGCAGAACCCGTTTCTGCTTCCAGAGGCTCATGTCAGATATCGAGACGGTTCCACTACCGCACGAGTAGATGCTAAGAATTGCGGTGGTAACTGTTCTGAATGTGCCTGCACCGATGATGGATGCTGGACGCTTCAAAGTGGCGAACAGGTCGTTTTTGATGAACACTAAGGAGGGTGTGCTATGAGCATGGACTATTGGATGATTGAAGGCATTGGGCTTGATACAGATAAACTTGTTCCGTGGTTGAACAAGGGCAAGGTGGCGCAGTTTCTTGCTGAGCAGCTTGAGGATGACACGGCGACCGTTGAATATTTGCGTCAGATGATTTCTTCTGAAGATTTTAGGAGTCTTGACATTGATGATTATCTGTACGGCGGCCCGTTTGAGAATCTGGCTGACCTTCTGACACACTGTGATGATACAGACTCTATTACTTATGGAAGTGATGGAGAGGGAAGCTACTATTTCTACTATCCGCCCTCTATGCCTTGGGAGATGTTAGAAACAGAGCCAAAGAGTATCAAGGAGGTTCACGAGCGTATTATTGCGGCGGTCCAGAAGATTACAGATTTGAAGGCGGAGGAGATTGACTGGATGATCGACGATGATCTACGTGTAGTGGGGTTCGGTTGATATGGCGAAAAAATTCTATATTGCAGACTGGCACTACGACCATAAGAATTGCCTCGCATTTGACCACAGGCCGTTTACGGATATCGACCAGATGAATGAAGCTCTTGTCAGGCGATGGAATGCCGTGGTTACGCCAGGAGATATCGTCTATGTCCTTGGTGATATGTTCTGGTGCAACACAGACAAGGCTATCCCTGTGCTGGACTCTCTGGTCGGAGATATTTTCCTGATTAAGGGTAATCATGATCGCTGCCACAACAGACGATTCATCGACAAATTTACAAAGGTTGTGGAGTACATGGAAATTGAAGACGAGGGGCGTAATGTGGTGTTGTGCCATTACCCTATCCCATGTTTCAAAAACCACTTCTATGGCTGGTATCACCTCTATGGTCACGTACACAATTCTTTCGAGTTTCAAATGATGGAACACGATAAGTTTTTGATGGAGAAATTGTACGACCGCCCATGCCAGATGTTCAATGTGGGCGCGATGATGCCGTGGATGGATTATACACCGCGTACATTAGACGAAATTATTTCTACAGCAAAGGAGGAACGGACAAATGAAACAAATTAGACGTAGCGTTTTCGAGACAAACAGCAGCAGTACACATTCGATCACTATTCGACATAGAGGGTTGGCACAGAATTATATGCCAATCGGGACAGATGGATACATTCACACCCAGCTTGGAGAGTATGGCTGGGAGATCGTGAATTATACCGAGCAGGGGGACAAGCTCTCTTACTTGGTGACGATGCTTGCTGAGAAGAATGGAATGGAAACTTGGTATCGTAGCAGAAAATCTCTGCAAGAGAATGTAAAAGAGCTGATGACAACAAAAGATTTTAAGCGTGTCAGCCAGGAAATTGGAAAGTACGCTAAGTGCAACGGTGTCATAATTGATACAAGCGATGGCTATATCGATCATCAAAGTCATGAGGATTATCGGACGTTCCAAGACTTTTTGGATGACTATGGAACAGATATTGTCGAGTTCATATTTGGACGTGGCAACATTGTCCATACCGACAACGATAATCACTGAGGTACTATGATGAACCGCAAAGAGAGACGAAATCCATCAAAATCCACTCAGATTAAGAACCTTCTCAATGACATGAGCGACATCCAAAGATATAAGGACGTTATCGAAGGCGATTGGTCAATCAAAGAAGGAGACAAAGTGCGGCTCAACTTGGAGGTTATCAGAAAGCACCCAAATTATGAACGAATGTTACCAGCATACCGCAATTTTTGCGAAGAAAATGCGGAGACGGTGTTTACAGTCAGCTACGATAAAGGGTTGAAGCAGAGTTTGGTATGTTTCGCAGAGGACACAGCAGAACCGAAGTGGTTGTTTTGGATTGGTGACTTGAAGAAGGTTTAACCTGGAAGGAGCGATGCTTGTGTCCAGACAAGAAGTTGAACAAAGGATCATTGATAATGAAAACCTTGTGTACTTTATGGTACATAAATATTTCCCGGATCTATGTAATGACGACGACATCATTCAATGTGGAAGGATTGGACTATGGAAAGCCAGTGAGCATTACGATGACAGCAGAGGCAAATTTTCTACGTTTGCCTCTAAGTGCATAATAAACGAAATTAAGAATGAGCTTCGGTCAAGATATCGTGAGAAAGAAAAGGCGCGTGTTATATCTTTGGACTATGTGGTTGGCGTTGATAAAGAATCCGATATGGATATCCCATTTGGCCATACGGTGCCATGTATCGAGGACGGATATTATAAAGTTGACTGCGACCTTCCAGCCATCGAAGAAAAGATTCCGGAGCAGAAAGCACAGGTTCTCAAGATGTATATTTACGGATTCAGTCCATCGGAAATATCAAAGGCTTTCGGATTCAGCAGAACATGGGCGTCAAATCTGATTCGAGATGCGCGCCGCATTGTGTGGAAAGAACTATTCCTTTAGGAGGCGGTTCATTAGTGATTTATTTAGACAACGCTGCTACTACAAAAGTTTCGCCGGAAGTAATGGAAGCAATGCTACCGTATTTTGCCGATATATATGGAAATCCTGGCAGCATTCATTCTATGGGTCGTATGGCAGGCAATGCGGTAGAGACTGCGCGAAAACAAGTAGCAGCACCTATCAGAGCAGATCCGAACAATATTATCTTTACTGGCGGAGGTTCAGAAGCCAACACGCTTGCTATCATTGGTATCGCAGAGCATTTGAGGGCTTTAGGAAAAACACATATCATCACGTCTAAGGTGGAACACCACTCCGTCATAAATGCAATAAAACTCCTGTTTTATCATGGCTTTGATGTAACCTGGGTTCCAGTTGAAGGAAATGGTGCAATCACACTTGACAAAATCTATGATGCAATTCGACCTGAAACCGGGCTTGTTTCCATTATGGCAGTCAACAATGAGACCGGAAACCAGTATGACATTTATCGAATCGGGGAGCTTTGCAAAAAACATTCGATCTTGTTTCATACGGATTGTGTTCAGGCATATTGCGGAATGCGAATTGATGTAGACGCCGCCCATATTGATTTTCTGTCTGCATCAGGCCACAAGATTCATGCTCCAAAGGGTGTTGGATTTCTGTACGCAAGACCGAAAGAGCTTCTTTGCCCTGTTATATTCGGCGGAAGCCAAGAAGACGGCCTTCGTGGAGGTACTCATAATACCCCATACATTGTTGGAATGGGACAAGCTGCAGAAATTGCCAACCAAGCGTATTTGCGAAATATCTATTCTTACGGGATGAAGACGAACGCTATCAAACATCGCATCTTATCTGAAGTGCCAGACACATACATCAATGGTACGCCGTTCGACAACTCTCGGACAATCAATCTTCGATTTGCTGGCATAGACGGAGAAACGCTGCTTTTAATGCTGGATAGTAAGGGAATCGAAGTTTCTGCTGGTTCTGCCTGCTCTGCTCACTATGCTGTACCAAGCCATGTTTTGTCTGCTCTGGGACTCGCAGACGATGACGCAAGAAGTTCTATCAGGATTTCAGTATCAAAGTACACCACAAGCGAGGAAATCGACAAGGCCGTACGAGCCATAGCCGATTCTGTAAAACAATTGCGAGGAGGTTGAATTATGGGGTACTATACGGATTACACGTTGAACATTTTTAGCGCGGTGAGAGATTTATCTGGAAAAATTATTGGTATGGAGGATGGTATCTCTCCAATCATGCAGCAGCAAATTGAAGCAGAGATCGAGAAGATGAATATTTTCTCTGACGGGAATGTCCTGGACTCATATTATGTGAACGCAAAATGGTATGATTGTGAAGATGATATGCGCCTTCTCTCAGCAAAGTTCCCTGACATAGTGTTCTGGCTCAATGGCGAAGGAGAAGGAAGTGATGACCTTTGGCAGCGGTTCTTTGTTGAAGGGAAAATACAGGAATGCTATGCTAAAATCATCTATGACGATTTTGACGCTTCAAAATTAAAGGGAGAGCCTATTAAAGACATCTCCCAGAGAAAGTACAGTTATCAGATTGAGTGAGGTTTTCACATGAACGATTTCGATTACGAAGTCTTGCAAAGAAAACGTCTTGCGCGTCAAGCAACCCATAAAAAATGCGGAAGCAAAAGTAGGAAGTGTCCTATGTCAACAGACCGCATGACGAGAAAGCAATGGGAGGAAAGGTGTGGTAAAGTCGTGACCTATCAGCTTGGAAAACCGATGGGATGGGAAGAGTTTAAGCAAATTCCAGCGAATCTCCAGAAGGAGTATCTTCTGGATTTGATACATAAATACTCCGCAACAGCTTCTGACTTGGCAAGGATGTTTGACATCACGCCGCAGACCGTCACAAGATTCTGTGGTAGTCAGGAAATCGGAATTGAGTTCTCGCGTGGAAAACGGATGCCGAAAGAATGTCGTGCAGAATTTGAAAAGTTTTTATCCGGCAATGATGACGCTGCTAATCCAGTTACACCAACCTTTGAGGCAGCTTCTGCTGTGCAGGATATGCGTGAAAGCAGGCTAACAACCGGCATGGATATGACTGAGTTTAGTCTGTGCTTTGAGGGTGTTCTGATCCCTGAGATGATCACAAACTCTATCATCGCCATGATCAACCCGGACGCGAATGTAAGGCTGGAAGTGAAATGTTCCGTTTTGCCGTGATGCAGGCTTGAAAAGCAAGCGCTTAACGGATATAATATTGTCAAAATAGTACGGAGGTTTATAGCAAATGTCTGAAATGAAAGAACGTGTGACATTTAAGTGCGCCCGCGAACTTGCGCTTCAAATCGAAGAGAAATGTGCAGAGTTTGACGGGAAGTACGTGTTGAACCATGCCAATATGGAGAAGTTTAGTAAGGTATATGATTTCTTCTACGCTATTGCCGACGAGGATGGCGGGGAGGTCAGGTGCTTTGATGTTCATCCAGAGTCTGAACGTGCAAACGTATCTATCGAGGTTTCTCTCGTTGACCTGTATAAGGATACCCTGAACGATTTCGTTGATATCCTCCAGTATGTGGATGTACTTGAAATCAAGCCAACCACAGACGATGGATTGCAAATTGACGCTGGGGTGAATTGTGTATGGGAGGTGGCCGAGTGAATAAAGGAAGGCGCACTTCTCTTAAAGAAGCAACCGGCCTGCTTGATCGTGCAATTGATATCATCCAAGACGCACGGAATGATGAGCAGGAATGTCTTGATAATCTTCCAGAAAATCTTCAGAATAGCGAACGCTATGAAAACATGGAGAACGCAATCGATAGTCTGGAAGAAGCCATCGACAAGATTGATGATGCAAAAGAAAGCATCAATGATGCAATAGCGTAAGGCGGGAAGTAGTTATGTTGGATGTTTTTATTGCGCTTTTTGGCGGCGCCTATTCCGTTGGAAAAATACTTGTGGACAAAGGCGACTTAAAGGTGAACAAACTTGCAAGTGATCAGAGATGCGAGCTCTGGACAGAGCGGCTCCATACATGGGAGACGCAGGTTGTAGATCGAGCCGCACAGGAAGATCTCTGGAGTTTCGTGTCTAAACATAGGGAAAATGCTTGGGCCGAGGTTCGAGACGCTGGACAAAAAATGCGATTCCAGAAATATTATACGTCAGCAAATGAGTGGGCGTATGATGGTGTTATGGATAAAACGAAAATTGGTCGCAAAGCATATCGTTGTCATAGGTTGGAGGAACCTGTAGATATCATGCTTGCAAAGCGTGGAAAACTGCGCCATGAAGTAGCTCTCTCCGCAATTACTCATCTTGATCGCGGCGAAGGACAAGGCACCAGGAGCGAATGGGATCGTGTCGTTGAATTCTGGAGCTACATCAGAGACGAACTTCGTAATCATGGTGTCGATGCTCAATTGCTGTTTGAGTGTGACCAACCCGCGAAGAAATATTTCGACGTGGACGATATTGAGCAGTTTCGATATCAACCAGGTAAACTCATGTGGCTCCCGTATTCCTGGGTAAATTGCAGCCTTATGCCGATATAGAACACTTGTTCTCTACCCTTCTATTGAGAAAGAAATGAGTTCAATACTCTCTGAATAGACGATTTTACATCCAACTCCATCAATATTGCCAAACACTACCATCCGACCATTTGAATCCATTTCATCCCAGTTGGATACTTTATCTTTTATAGTTTCAACGTGAATACAGACATTGGATTCGTCATGACATTGTATATCCTGTATAGTTCCATACTCAATTACCTGTAATTGTTCTGTGTCGTGATCGAAGAAGTATTTATGCTTATGGTAAATTTTGTCATGGTAAGAATATGGGGCAAATCCAAGTACAGTTCTGCCATATCCATCTGTGTCTAAATCATATTCAAAGTTGCCATACGACGATAACTCAAACTCTATAATCTCTTCTATACTTGAATCAAGTGGGATGTCAAAAATAGAGCTAAGGTTTCTATTAGATTTGGTATTTGAAGAACTGCATCCTGACAGAAATAAAACCAGTGTAGCGAGTACGAGGAAGACTGTGAAGTTATTATTTTTGCTAATCATACTTTCTCCTCTCAGATATCATCCGGCAATGGAATACTAAAATCTATCAGAACTTTTCCACAACAACGTACTGTATATCCGCCATCATAAGAGACGTGTACGCTGGCGTCAGATCTGTTTGGATTCGCAGACAGAAGATGGAGATTTCGTTCTTCATCCATATGATATTGTTTGCAGTACATTTCTCCGTTTACACTAAAAATTCCTATATCGCCCTCATCCAAATCAGTTACTTCTTTGACAAATACAAGTTCTCCATCATGGATGTAAGGCTCCATACTGTCTCCAGATATACAGACTGCGTAGTCGGCGTCTTCTGGGATACTATCATCTACACGAATCATTTCGAAGTCTTCTCCCTCAAGCGGAGTACCAAATCCGGCGGCTGGAGGAGATAGGTAACGTGGAATATATCTGTTCCTCGACACACGTTGCTCACTGTCATAAACAGGAAGTTTGATTACTTTTGCATCATGGTTCACACGCTCGTACTCCATCATGCATACAGCTTCAACCAGTTTACGGCCATGTGAGTCCAGCGTTTTATACTTTCTAATCAGCGATTCAGATGTGGTGTCCATAATGATTGATTTAGTAGAGTGCCGCCCAAGAAGCTCATCTGTGCTTGTACTCAGCGTATCAGCAAGCCGAATCAAGAGATCGAAAGATGGCTGCCTTACTCCTCTCTCCCAGTTTCCTATCGTAACAGGTGTTACACCTATACTTTGACTAAGGGACTTCTGTGTAATACCCCTATCTATTCTGATTGCTTTTAGGTTCTCGTTGAAGTCCATGTGTATCTCTCCCCAAAAAAATTGGTCTTGACATAACAGGGCGTTTGTGCTATCTTTTCTTACACAAACAACTTGTTATGCACACAGGTTACCATAAAACGGCCTGTGTGTCAAGTTCCTTTGCGCAAAAGAAAGAAGCGGATGCCGTAAGACATCCACTTCTTCTCCCGCCGGAAAGGGACACACCAAACCAAGGGCGGGCGCAGCGTAATGCTACGGTCAGATCATACCGCAAATATGGTCTGACGGTTGTAGTATAGCACGAGGTTCCCGCAAAATCAATCATTTTTCGGGAGGTACTCTATGCAAGCAAATATGTCTCTTGGTCAGTTCCGTTTAGAAATTGGGGCCTATAATAGATTTCAACTATTGTTTGATGATCCCCTTAGCCCGATTTCATTTTCAACCCAATTTGACCATGCCTCTGTCATCCTATCCGCGTCTCCATATCTCGCCTTGAAAAACAGTAATGATTGTCTGTGTCTCAGTCATATTCAAGCAATCAAAAAGCGTGGTAGAACCGAAGGCTATCAGTCTTACATATTCCTTTGCAACGATTTTTCGTTCTCCAATGACCCAACGCCGATGAAATTCATCCTGAATTGCGCCTAAAAAAATTGTGCGAAAAAAATTATTGACTTTCTCTCTCGGATATGGTATAATCAGACCATAAAATAAAAAAAGAGAGGGACTGAGATATGAGCGAGACTCGTCAGACAGAGCGTGTTTCCCCTCTGATTGGGGAAGTCTACTACATGAAGTTTGAAGGTAGTGGAAATGAGCAAAACGGGTGGAGACCAGGCGTGGTGTTCCAGAACAACGTGGGTAATGCACATAGCCCAAACGTGATTGCACTTCCTATGACCAAGGTACTTAAGAAGGTCGGACAACCTACCCATGTCCTCGTAACGGCTGAAGATACCGGAATTCCGAAAGACAGTATGGTTCTGTGCGAAAATCCAGAAAAGATGTCTAAGCGGCGAATTGGTGGATTCATCACCAAGCTATCCGACGAGTACATGAAGCAGATTGCGAAAGCAAGTTTGATAGCAACGGCAGCAATCGCCTTCTTGGATGAGACAGAACTTCTTGAGGTCTGGCGGAAATCAGTCAGACTGAATGGCGCAGCATAGGAGGTCATCATGTATAACGAAGATCGTAAGATGCAATTCATAGAAGAAACACGAAACTCGGAAGATTTCGGGAAGTCTGTATTCCGAACTACAGAACCGTATGAGATTGAGGCCGGGAAGGATCTATGCGAGTTTCAGGCAGAAGCGCTACAGGACATTATGAACAAGAACTTCGGTGCCAGGACGAGGTCAGTTGACAAAACAATCGCGTTTCTACGAATGTATGTGTTGTGGTGCAAGGAACAGGGACATCGAACTAATGACGGCATCTATAACGTCAAAGCGCAGATGGACGAAAAGATGAAGCGCTATATGGTAGCTTCTCCAAAGCACTTACAAGCTGTCCTTGATGAAGCGTTCCCGCCTGTGGAAAGTAAAACTGTGGACTGCATCTATAGATGCTATCTATGGATGTCATTTGCTGGGTTCGATGAACATGAGCCATTAGAGGTCAGGGTTGATGAGGTGGACTTCACTTCTATGTTAATCGAACACGCCGGGAAATCTTACGAAATCTACAGGGAGTCGATACCAGCATTTCGGGTAGCGTGCGAAGCAACGGAGTTCAAATATGAGAACCCGAACTATAAGAAAGGGCCGCAGATGCGAAGCCGTTTTCCGGGTGAGTATTTGATGCGCGGCATACGCTCAGGACAAGTAAAGATAGCGACCGCAAAGAGTTTCATACAGAAAGCCTTTAAGAATAGCGACATTGAGTTGACTTACAATAAAATCCGTATGTCCGGTATGTTCTATAGGGCGTACGAGGCGGAACGAATGGGAGAGCCAGTAAACTTTGATAGCTTCATAGCAGAACAGGTTATCAACAGAAAGAGCGAATACCATAACAATTATACACGAGGTAAGGTGGCTGGTTATATCAAGAGAGATTTGCTTGATGACTACGCCTGCTGGAAGGCAGTGTTCACCTGATTAGGAAAGAGAGGCGAAAGCCTCTTTTTCTTTTTCTAATAATTATTTTCGAGGCGATATGATGGAATATACTTACCCGAAGGGCGAGATTGTGTGGGTCAGTCATCATGACACAAACGGCAATCTCAAATATATCACAACCTCAAAGCCGGCGCGGGACTACTACTTTCTTTATGAATTGAGAGATGGAAAATTTGTCAAGCTTGGTAAAGACCATAATCCCCGCGTTCTTGAGGATAAGTACATACATTTTTAGTTTTTGCTCTGCGGCAGGGGTTGCTCAACGGTACGAATCCATCAATTTTTCTGATGAGCTTTGATTTAGGACGTACCAATAAGTGCCTTGAAATCGGCACTTTCAACCACCTGTGCAGAGTTCCTATATATCCATGGGAATAAACAAAATGGAAGGAGCTGGTTTAATGACTGAAAAAGAGCGATTTCTGGAGCTTTGTTCTGAAATCCATCGTGATGGAATTTCCGATTTGATGGATTGGCTGGAAAAGAGTGACTTCTATACAGCGCCAGCAAGCACGAGGTATCACGGTAACTATTCCGGAGGTCTACTGCAACATTCACTGAATGTATTTGACGAGTTGAAGCGGATTCTCCAAGCCTACCCGGAAATTGTGGCAACAGACGAGACGGTCTCTATTGTGTCTTTATTCCATGATTTGTGTAAGGTGAATTTCTATGCTACCGAAAAACGAAATCGAAAGACAGAAGATGGTAAGTGGGAGAAGTACGATGCCTATACCATCAAAGAAAAGTTCTGCTTCGGAGGCCATGGCAGTAAATCGGTGTTCATTGTCCAAAATTTTATTAAGATCACACCGGAAGAGGCTGCCGCCATCAACTGCCATATGGGATGTTGGGATGGCAACAAAGATGTTGGAAACGCCTATGAACAGTTCGGACTGGCATGGGCGCTCCACGTTGCGGACGAAGCCGCAACATATATCAAGGAAAGCAAACAAGAATAAAAAGGAGGAAGCACTATGGCTTTCGGCAAAGCAAAGGTTGTCGCGACCCAAGCGCCTGATATTCTGGCGCAAAAGAAGAACAGTCTCAATCTCTACAACGCCCAATTTGAACGTGCGGTTCATCTTATGAACGACACCATTGACAATCTTGGGCTCATCAGTCAAAGCATCAGCGAGACGATGCAGGAGATTGATGACTACCAGAAGGAATTGGCAACAACAAAGAGTGAGCTGGAGGATGCGAAGACCAGAAGTGATAAGGTTATTGCAAACTTCAAGTCTTTGCTCTGTGTTGAATAACCAAGAGAAAGGTAGATCGTATGGCAGAAGAAATGCTCAATCTTCAACAAAAACTGGCCAAAATTCGCAAGATGACTGAAGTTATCCAAAAGAACAAGAAGGGTTTCAACTATCGGTACACTTCTATCGATGAGATTTTGGCAAAGGTGACGGCTGGTATGAACAAATACCATGTGTCACTATATCCAAAGGTAGATCCTGAATCCGAGGTAATTACACCATATACATATGGAAAGACAAAGTTTACCAAAGACGGGCAACAGTATGAGGAAAAAAATAATGAAATCATTGCACAGGCCCGTATGGTTTACACCTGGGTGAATGACGATGATCCGTCTGAAACGATTGAGGTTCCCTGGTTCATCGTCGGAAGTCAGCAAGATCCTGCTCAGGCGTTCGGAAGTGGCTTGACATACGGATTGCGTCAGTTTTTGCTCCAATTCTTCCAGATTGCAACGCTGGACGGCGAAGACCCGGATGATTGGCGCAGTAAGCAGCAGTTCGCAGAGGGCGAGGAGGACCGTGCTATCGCTGGAAAGATCGTAGAACAAATCCATGCGCTGGTGACTACATATCTGGCATCTAATCCAAACGATAAGCAAAAGGTTATCGCACTGACCAAAAAGTATGTTCGTGAAAATGGGAAACCGAGCGCGAACTATTACGCAGTTGAAACCTCAGCCCAAGCGTCTGAACTTCTTGAGGCGCTGAAGGCTGAGTTTTCTAATACATAGAAGGAGTGATTTTTACATGGGATTTCGGCAAAATGGTTTCTGCTCTGTATGGAGCACAGAGCCAAGCAAGACAGGCAAGACAACGAGGGTTCGTCTCTCTTCCAGCCGGAAGAATAAGCTGACAGACGAATGGGAGCAGGATTTCTCCGGCTTCTGTACCTTCATTGGAGAGGCGCACAACAAGGCTCAGAACCTGCAGCCGAAGGATCGTATCAAGATCCTGGAGTGTGATGTCAGCACTACATATGACAAGGAGAAGCAAAAGGAATACGTCAACTACAAGGTGTTCGACTTTGAGATGGCGGACGGAAGCTCTCCAAGCAGCGGCAATGCCAAACAAAGTGGGAAGAAAAAGCCCCCCTATGAGGTTGATGACGGAGAGGTTGACGACAGCAATCTTCCGTTCTGATCGGACTGGTGAGACTGAGTGAATTACTCGAATATCATTTCGGATTTCACCTGGTCTTACTCTCGGATTGGTCAGTTTGAAATGTGTCCATATGGGTTCTTGCTGAACTATATCAAGCGAGCGGAAAAGAAACCCATGTTCTTCTCAGACTACGGGAGTTTCATGCACAAGCTGATTGAGCAGTATTTGCGAGGTTTTTTGGAGAAAGATGAGTTGGCTGATGCATATCTGTCAGGTTTCAGAAGGAATGTCAGAGGCAAGGCGCCAAACAGCAAAATCTTCAAAAGTTATTTTGAGCAAGGGTACGAGTACATAAGCAACATTGATTTTCCATATCCGTCACCGGCCGGTGTTGAACAGAAGGTCAATTTCTCGATAGGTGACAAACCATTTACAGGCATCATTGACTGTGTGGCATTCGATGATGGGAAATTGGTAATCCTGGACAATAAGTCAAGAGCATTAAAACCGCGTTCTGGGAGAAGCAAACCAACGGTTTCAGACCATGAACTTGATTCGTACCTAAGACAGCTCTACCTATATAGCGTTCCAATGGAGCAGCTTTACCATACATATCCGGTCAGGCTGGAGTTCAACTGTTTCCGAACCGGGCAGTTGATCTCCGAGCCTTTCCGGGAAAAAGAACTTGAAAAGTCCAAAGAATGGGCACTCAAATCCATTGATACGATCACGAGCAATGAAGACTGGTCGCCAAAAATAGACTATTGGAAGTGTAGATACATATGCGACCTAAGTGACGATTGCTGTTACTTCCAAATGAACAGGAGGTGATTGCATTGGATGTCAATGATATTTGTGATGTTCACAGCGAAGCTGTAGTGGTTTCCACTCTGGTTTTCCATCCAGACTACATCTATCTCGTAGAGCAACTCACAGCACAACACTTTACAAATCAAGCGAACTCTTATATTTTCTACGCAATAAAGAAGCTTGCGGAAAGAAATGTAAAGACAATTGATGCCTCTTATATTCTGAACGTACTTCGTTCAGACCAGAGGATAAAAAGCAAAGTCGAAACGATTTTGACAGAACGCAGCCTGGATGAATTCATCAGCACAGCTCCTGCCATCGCAAGAAACACGCCAGAGGGCTATAAGCTTGCTGCAGACTGTGTGCTCAACACTGCTTTTCGCCGTGCGACATATCAGAGACTTGCAGAATGTCAAAATATCTGCCAGAATCAGAGCGAGTCAGAGATCGAACAACGAATTTATGCGACGCTCGATGATGTGATGATGCAATTCTCCACCACTAAGTCTGTTCCGCAATACAGGGATGTTGTAGACGAATTGTGGGAGCAGATACGGGAGCGCCAGAAAAGCGGGATATCTGGTATCCCATTCAAGTTTCCAACACTCAATCAGTACGTCACGATTGAACCTGGGGAGCTTGTCATTTTTGCGGCAGAAGCGAAACAAGGCAAGAGCATGATGCTTTTGAACTGTGCAGTGGATCTGCTAAGACGCGGCAAGCGTGTAATGTATATCGACAGCGAATTGAATTCACGGCTCTTTACCTGTCGTTTAATGGCCCATCTGGCAAAAATTGAATTCAATCGGGTTCGGAGCGGGAATTATTCTCCGGAAGAAGGAAAGCGTATCGATGTGTGTAGAGACTGGATGAAATCTAAGAGTTTTACCCATCTTTATATGCCGATGTTTGATGCGCAAAGTATCTTCACTACCGTTAAAAAAGTAAATCATACGCAGGGCATCGATGTCCTGATCGTGGATTATTTCAAAGGTAAAGGCGACGGAGATGCCTTTGATAGTTATCAGGAGCTCGGGCGGTTCGTTGATATGGTAAAAAACCAAATCTGTGGAGACATGAACATTGCAGGAATCGGTGCAGCGCAGGCAACGGCAACCGGAAAGGTTGCAGACAGTGCAAAGATTGGACGCAACGCATCAACGATTGCAGTCATCCAGGACAAACTACCAGAGGAAATTGAAGCGGACGGTCCAGAGTGTGGGAATAAGAAGTTACGAGTTGTTTTGAACCGTAATGGTCCGCAGATGGCACCAGATGAGTACATAGACATGAGTTTCTGTGGGAATCTGATTTCCTACGAAGAAGCCAGACAACATATTGTGCAAATGCCATATTGATGGATGGAGGTGATGGTATGGAGATATCCGAAATCATTGAGAGTGTTGACATCTTGGAGTATATCTCACAGTTTTGTGACCCCAAAGAAGCACCAGATGGGGAGTATTGGTGTCTCAGTCCATTGAAAGAAGAGCGCACACCATCATTCTCTATCAATCAGGAAATGCAGCGGTTTTATGATTTCTCATCAGGTAAAGGCGGTAATGTTCTTGATTTCATTTGCGCGTATAACAATTGTGATTTTTTGAAGGGGCTTGGAATCCTAAAGAGCTATGCTGGCATTACAGATGACAGTACGTCGGTTGCTCCGAAGAGACTTCTTGCAACTTCCATCGCAAAGAAGTTTCAGCATAAGGCTCCGAAAGAAAAGCCATCAAAAACAACAATACTGCCCAAGGACTACATGAACCGCTATGAGTGGAATATGCAGAAGCTTGCGGTCTGGGAGCGGGAAGGTATCACAATGGAATCTATGGAACGATTCCAGGTAAGATACGACCCGTTCTCAGACCGTCTTGTCTATCCAATCAGGGACGTCAACGGAAACATTATTAGCGTATGTGGCAGAACATTAGATCCAAATTTCAAAGAAAAAAAGCTGCGGAAGTATACATACTTTCAGCCCATTGGAACTCTGGATACTCTCTATGGACTGTCCGACAACATCAAAGAGATCAAAAGGTGCGGAGAGATTATCTTGTTTGAGGGTGCAAAGTCAGTCATGATGGCCGATGGGTGGGGTATCAAAAATACTGGAGCAGTTTTGACTTCACATCTCAATCCGTATCAGTTTAGGATACTTGTTCAACTTGGTGTCAAAATTACTTTTGCACTGGATGCTGAAGTTAATATTCGTGAAGATACAAATATCATGAAACTTCGACAGTATGCACAGGTGTATTGGGTTAAGAACAGGAACAATGCGCTTGAGGAAAAAGACAGTCCAACAGACAAGGGGCAGGATGTGTTCCGGTCGCTTTACCAAGAAAGGGGGCGGTTGTGGTGAACAACTACATCCCATATCATATGCACTCAGATTACAGCTTGCTGGACAGTTGCACAAAGTTTCAGGAATATGTTGATCTCGCAGTAAAAAACGGCCAAAAAGCGATTGCAAGCACGGAACACGGGAAGCCACTCGGATGGGTTTCTAAAAAGCTCTACTGTGACAAGAATGGTATCAAATTTATCCATGGCGTTGAAATTTACCTTACTGAGCGATTATTTAACGACCATGGAGAGAAAACCCGTGATAACTACCATACGGTTTTACTTGCAAGGAATTTGGAAGGTATGAAGGAACTAAATGCTCTGGTTCGTACATCATGCGATAAGGACCATACCTACTACACGAACCGCATCACGTTTGATGAATTCCTTAATATCTCCCCAAATATCATATCGACCAGCGCTTGCCTTGCTTCTCCGCTGAATAAGCTACCAGCAGACCATCCAAGATATATGGAACTGGCGCGAAAGTATGATTTTCTTGAAATACAGGCTCACGATCATCCTGAACAGATTGCTTTCAATAAAAGGCTACTGGCTTTATCCGAGAAGATTGGAACACCGCTGATTGCTGGGACGGACACCCATAGTTCATCTCCATATAAATCAGAATGCCGAACAATTCTGCTTGGAGCAAAACGAAAAACTTATGGCGACGAAGACAGTTTCGATCTTACATATAAAACATATGACGAGTTGGTCGCAATGTTTGCCAGACAAGGCGCACTTGATGAAAAAGTATACCTTGAGGCCATCAACAACACCAACAGGCTTGACGAGCTGGTAGAAGATTTTACACTTGATACCTCAATCAAGTATCCGATTCTATATGGTTCACAAGAGGAAGACGAGCGGCAGTTTGCACAACGCGTAGAGCGTATGTTTGCAGAAAAGGTTTCAAGCGGCGTTATTCCTCCAGAGCAGGTAGATGCGTTTCGGAGTGCAATCGATGAGGAGATGGAGGTTTTCCACAAAATCGGTATGATGGGTTTTATGGGTTCCATGTCTGAACTGATTTGCTGGTGTAAAGAACAAGGTATGGCAATCGGAACTGCTCGTGGCTCTGTCGGAGGTTCCAGAGTAGCCTACATCACAGACATTATCGACCTCAACCCGGAGACATGGCACACCGCCTTCTCCCGGTTCGCAAACGTAGATCGTGTCGAGATCGGAGATATTGATATTGACGTGGTTAAGTCAGATCGTCCGGCTATCTTCGAGTACATTACAGGACGATTTGGAACTGATAAGACAGCCCGTGTAGCGTCATTCGGAACAATCAAGGGAAAAGGTGTTATCGACGACGTTGGAAGGCATCTTTCCTTTGAATGGGTCAAAGAACATGGAGAGCTTGTGGACAATCCGTGGTCTTTGGAAAAAATCAGTCAAATCAAGAAGGAGTTCTCCTCCGATGTACAAGAACTGATGGATAGATATGACATGACGGAGGACGATCTCTATAAAAAGCGCCTGGATGAAGTAGTTGGTGTCCAAACCACGAAAAAATATCCTGAATTATTCTACTATGTCAAAGGGATGTTCGGTGTCAAGGTGTCACAGTCTGTTCATCCTGCCGGCATGGTCATCAGCCCAATCACTTTGGTTGATAACTATGGTGTCTTTGAGAAAGACGGAGAGAACTGTCTGATGCTTGATATGGATGAAGCACATGAAGCCGGACTTGCCAAGTATGACTTTCTGGTCTTGAAAACCGTTCAAGTAATCCGAGACGCTTGCAGCTATATGGGCCGCCCGTATCCAAAGACAAGCGAGATTAACTGGAACGACAAAGATGTATGGGCGGATATGATAAGAAGCCCTGCTGGCCTATTCCAGTTCGAGAGTGCATTTGCTTTCGATAGTTTGCGAAAATTTGTACCACAGAGCATTTTTGATATGTCACTGGTGACTGCCTGTATCCGTCCTTCCGGTGCATCATACCGAAATGAACTTTTGACAAGGAAGCCACACAGCAATCCGTCTGAACTGATTGACGATTTGCTGAAGGACAATCTCGGCTATCTGGTTTATCAGGAAGACATTATCCAGTTCCTTCAAAAGATTTGTGGGTTGAGTGGAAGCCAGGCCGACTCAGTCCGGCGTGGTATTGCAAAAAAGAAAATGGAGCTGCTTGACGAATGGATGCCTGTGATTTTGGATGGGTATTGCAATAAGTCTACGAAACAGCGTGAAATTGCCGAGCAGGAAGCAAAAGAATTCCTGCAAATCATACAGGACGCGTCGTCCTATATGTTTGGGTTATTGATTAGCTCATTTCTTGTGAACCCTATGACTCAGGGGTGTGCGGCATAATGCCGTGCTAACGGTATCAGATGAATAAGACCGGTCTGTGAAGCCTTACAAGGAGATACAGACCAATTCCAAGGACGAAGCCTCTGACTAAGAGAACCTACGGTCCGGAAACGGATAGCAGGCGATACCGTGCCAAGCCGATTTAGGAGGAGTTTTTGTGCGCTGGAGAGCGATTCAAGATTATGAGGGCTACTATGAAGTCAGTGACACAGGATGTGTCCGCAGCGTTGACCGCGAGGTTTGCGATAAAAATGGACGGACTCGCAGGTATCGCGGGAAAGACATGAGACTGACACGAACCAAAGGAAAAGACGGCAACGGGTATATGGTCGTCAATCTACGGCGTGACGGAACTTCATATGTGGCTTTTGTACATATTCTGGTTGCGACAGCGTTCATTCCAAATCCATACGAGTATCCAATGGTTAACCATAAAAATGGCGACAAGGCCGATAACTGTGTGGAAAATTTGGAATGGACAACCTACAGCTACAACAACATCCATGCTCTATACAATAATCTGCGCAAACCAAAGGGAACTCCGGTTGTCCAGATGACGGAAGATGGCGACATCATTGATGTCTATGATTCAGCCACAGAAGCCGAACGTCTAACCGGGATCAGCGCAAGATTGATATTGCGGTGCGTGAGCCTGCGTACATTCTCCGCCGGAGGGTTTGCGTGGGAATCCTATCGGAAGGTGTAACGACTATCCCGTAAGGGAGTACGGTAGAAGATGAGTCCCTGCCAGAAGCGCAAGAACGGCGAAAAACCGAAGATATAGTCTGTTCGGGCGGAAACGTCCGAGGTAACGATAATCATTCCGTCGCATACTGTTTGCTTGGATACTTGTGTGCCTACTACAGGTACTACAATCCAATCGAATTTATTACTTCGTTTTTGAACAATGCCGCAAATGATGATGATATCCAGAACGGAACAGCTCTGGCTCGTCAGCGTGGCATCAGAATTGTCCAGCCCAAGTATGGATTTTCCAAAGCTGACTATTTCTTTGACAAGGAAGCGAACATCATTTCAAAGGGTGTGAGCAGCGTCAAGTACATGAGCGAGGCTGGAGCGAACGAGCTTTATGAATTGTCCAAGACTCACCAGTATGAGTTCTTTGTTGACCTGCTCCGTGATATCTCAGAACACACATCTCTGGATTCCAGACAGCTCGATATCCTAATCAAAATTGATTATTTTGTGCAGTTTGGAAACCAGCGCGAATTATTCAAGATTGTTGAAATGTTTGAGTTGTTTAAGAAGGGGGAAGCAAAGAAGATCCGCAAAGACATGGTCGATGGAACATGGCTTGAAGAAATCGTCAGCAAAAGTTCCTGTGGCACAACAAAAAACGGCAGCGAAGCAAAAAATTATACGATTCTGGACATGGACACAATTCTGCATAATATTGAGCGGTATATCAAGGAAGCCCATGTCGACGATCTGTCGGTGTTTATGAAGGCCAAGAACTTCAATGACATTATGGGATATGCTGGCTACACATCTGGAGAGGAAGCTGACCGCAATAAGCTGTTCATCACAGGTGTTTACCCGGTTCGTCGTAAAAAGGACAATGAGGTTTTTGGGTACAGTGTTTTAACTCAGTCTATCGGCAGCGGCAAGGAGAGCCGGATGACAGTGTTCAAGCGGCGATTTGAGCAAGATCCCATCAAAGAGGGCGACATCATTGTCTGCAAACGATGGGAGCGCGACAAGATTTATTTCCGGATGATCGACTACGAGCATCTTTTATTTTGACTGAAAGGGGCCGCGTTGATTATGCAGTATGAAATCCAATATCGGATCAAGCCAAAGCGGCGCAGAGGATTTTTATGTGGAAGGTCGAGCCTGTTTCCAACTCTCGATATCCGCTATCGAACAAAAGGTTCAAAAAGGTGGATTGGCCTCGGAAGAGCGGAAATCGACCAGTATACATACCATCGTTTCAAGAATACCTACTACAAGGACTTCGAGAAAAGCACAACAGAACTGATGACTCTGGAATTAAGGTCTGATTATGATAGGCTGATACTGTTCATGGACATTATTGAAGCAGAGTTTGACGGTAGCATTGACAAGTTTGTTACCAGTATTGTATACGAGGACGTTGCTATGATGGCGGTCGATAACGAAGAACACGAGGATGCTAATCGAATGACTCTATCACTTGTGACAGACGGATGGCGGATGTCGGTAAGGACAATGTGTAATGCATAAATGGAAATAATTCAACGGAAAGCAGGGTGAAAAATGAAGTTATATGCAATTACAAAAGGCGATTATTCTGACTATCACATTTGCGCCTTGACAGCAAATAAGGATAAGGCAAATCTCTTAAAGTCCATTTACTCAGACACATACAATGATGCGTCTATTGAGGAGTATGAGGATGGCGAGGGTTCTGATTTGAACTTGTTCTGGTACTGCGACAAAAATGGATGCAATGCACAATTCGAAGAGTATCCAAGACTGGAACAGGTTTGCGTCAACAATATAACTCAGGAAATCCACGGCGTTTTGGTTTATGCCAAAGACGCTGCTCATGCTGAAAAGAAAGCCCAAGATATGATTGCTGAGTACAAAGCAAAACAGGCGGGGATCTGCTAATAAAACTACGGTTTTATAATCTTTAATTACAGGGGTGGAACTGTCTTGTTTGAATACGATGCTGCGTCCAAAGCTGCCGCACAAGAACTCGACAACTATGACTTGACTGAGTTGTTGAGCAGATGTTACGACGCAAATATCCGAGATCCTTTTGACATAAGGCAGGCCGCTATTACGGCCCACAAGGAACTTGATGATATTTTGGATGATCTGTCCACAGACGAATTTATGGAATATTTAGAATCAAAATATAATGTGCGATTTGAGGAAGTTGTTTCTTATCGTATGTGGTATAGGCCAAAATAACCGTTTTACAGAAAGAGGTGTCAACCATATACAAAGCAAAGATTGAAACAAGCGAGGTCGCTGGCGTATTTTTCTGCGGTGGAGGTGGCAGTACGGACGGTATTGTTCGCTACACCAATATTCCAGTTGTCGGTGCTGTGAATCACGATTTGGCTGCAATCCGGATGCACCAGACAAACCATCCATTCACAGAACACTACAAAGAAGATGTGTTCGCTATCGATCCAAAAGAGTTCTGCGGCGGCTACCCAATGGGTTTTGCGTGGTTCTCTCCGGATTGTACCCATTTTTCGCGTGCGCGTGGCGCAACACCAGTCAAGAAAGAAATCAGAGGTCTATCATGGGTGTTGGTTAAGTGGGCTCTCAGCGTAAGACCAAGGGTGATGGCGATGGAAAATGTGCCAGAAATCAGGACATGGGGACCGCTCATCGAGCGAGATGGTAAGAAGTACCCCGACCCAAAGCATTCCGGTGAAACTTTTGATGGTTTCGTAAAGATTCTCACCACTGGCATTGAGCCGGATCATCCAGCACTTCTTGAGTGCTGTGAGTTTTTACATATCGATCCTTCTGGAGAGGATGCGCAAAAGCTCATTGCTGGTCTTGGGTATAAAATGGATTGGAAGGAGCTATGCGCTGCAGATTATGGCGTACATACAACGAGAACACGGTTTTTCGGCGTGTTTAGATGTGATGGAAAACCAATTATGTGGCCTAAACAAACGCACGCTAAGCGTGGTTCTGAGCGCGTTTTGAGCGGAGAGCTTCTACCATGGGCGCCTGCGGCAGAAATTCTTGACTTCTCTTTGCCAGCACCAAGTATTTTCGATACCAAAGAAGATATTAAGGCGAAGTATTCAATTCGTGCCGTCAGACCGCTTCGAGACAATACGTTGAGACGGATTGCCCGTGGGCTGGAGAAGTTTGTGTTGAAGGTAGACAACCCGTACATGGTATCGGTGCCGTGTACCACTCCATATCTCGTTCAGTATCATACAGAACAGTCAGAAAATGTGCGAGGACAAGGTGTTAATGATCCTATCATGACGCTGGATGCTTCTAACCGATATGGTGTAGTTACTCCCATTCTGACCAAGTATTACGGGAACGATACACATGGCCAGGATATTGAAGAACCGCTTCATACAGTGACAGCTCGTGATCGTGAAGGGCTTGTGTTTGCCCACATATGTCAATTTAACGGTAGCAATATTGTCCAGCATACGGCTAACAAAACAAAAGTTGTGCGGTATGACGTCTGCGATGATATGGGCAACTGGCCTAAAGTGCGAGAAATCATGAACAAGTGGGCTGGCTACGACTTGAAGGACGACGATGTTTTACTCAAAGACATTGATGGGAGCTGGTATTACATCTTCGATATCGGACTTCGGATGCTAAAGCCTAAAGAAGCATACAGAGCCATGGGTTTTGCACCAGACTATGTCTTTGATGTGGATACCAATGGAGACAAAATGGCAACATCAGAACAGATGGAAAAGTGCGGAAACGCTGTGTGTCCAGACCTTGCTGGCCTAATTACGGCAGCAAATCTTCCTGAATATGCAAGAAAAGAAATCTGTCACAGCATGGAAGAATGGCGAAACACAGTAGCGGCATAATGCATCTGTTTGAATCAATTTTAATTGAAAGGGGTGAGAATAGATGATAAAGCGAGTTTGTAATATGTGCGGGAAAGAATTTGACGAGTGGGATACACAAGAAGGTTTTGGATTCCACTATCCGTCTGTCGGTTATGGCAGCGGTTTTGACGGTGATACCATCAATCTTGATTTGTGCTGTGACTGCTTTGACAAGTTGATGGATGAATACATACTTCCCAAATGCAAGATCTCGCCAGTGGAAAGTGAGGTCTAAATGAACATTACAGAAGAAGTCGCTCAAATGATTGATGAAATGAGGGTGCGAACAGGCAAGTCACCAGGAATGATTGTTTGTAACCATGAGACGCTAAATTTGCTTTGGGACAATGGTAGAGGCATATATTCCAGCGCAAGCGATATTGAAAACAATACTGGGTATGTCTCAAGGTTCATGGGAACTCCTATCATAGTATCTGAAGAAGTGGAAACCGGGAGATTCCTTATAGTTCCAGAAGAAAACATGGATGCGGATATTCCGTTCCGTATTGAATATCAAGGTAGACCACTCTATGAAAATCGGACTTATGCTGGTGATAACTGGGGAATAATAGGTGGTCCGTTCGGTGATGGCGGCGATTGGGTTGATGCTCAGCACTATCCAAGCAAGCCACAAATGTCTGCCGTAGATGACGCAGATGTCGAAATCGACGAAGACTGCTTCATGGCTATCATAAGAGGTGGTGGCAATAATGCCTCCGCATGATCGCTTTGAAATTTTTGATGTTGATTTCGAGATAGCTACTCAAAATGGAATTCGTGTATCCAGTGTGGCTGCTCCGAGAATAATGCTGGAACAACAATTTCTATCGTTAGTGCGTGAAGCAGCTACGATACCTGAGCCGGTGAAAGTGAAAATGAAACGAACAATCCCCATATACAGCCAGTTTGACAACTGCTGGTATGACCGGGAGTGCAGTATTGAGTTTACAAACTATGCGTATACCCGATCACACGGGGAGGCAACGTAGGGACGGTGCAGAAGCACCGTCCTTTTCGTTGCTAACGATGATTGGAGGTGCTCTATGAAACGCTCTTTAATTCTAACACTGATGGTAGTTATTATGCTTTTACTGATGATATCCATATCTTCTGGTACAAGTTATGATAGCCACGAAAGCAATGTACTGGTCAAAGTAACGGATAACATCGAAGTAACACCTTTGATGATTGATCCTACACCAACACCGGAAATTAAAGAAAACGTTGTAGCCGATTCGGACATCGAGGCCGAAACGGAAGTTATGTATTACACCGAGAACGAGGTTGTAATGATGGCAAAGCTGCTTTATCGGGAGTGTAGAGGTATTCCAAGTGATACGGAAAAAGCCTGTGTTGCCTGGACAGTTTGCAATCGTGTAGATGACGAACGATTTTCTGGCTATACGGTTACAGAGGTTATGACCGCGCCAAATCAATTTGCCTATTACTATAATACACCTGTAACTGACAAGCTTTATTGGCTCGCCCAGGATGTACTTACTCGGTGGAATGCGGAACGAAACGGAGAGGTGTCAGTCGGCAGAGTGCTGCCAAAAGACTATACCCATTATACAGGAGATGGCGTACATAATTACTTTCGCAACGCGTATAAAGGCAATTATTCCATATGGAATTACAGCCTACCATCTCCATATGAAAGTTGAGGAATTGCATGGGGAAAGTATTTATCCAAAGCGACTACACCATAAAAAATCCTATCACAATGATTGGCACAGAGGCCGGAATATGCTGGGGAGCAGATACCTCTGATGCTAAAAAAAACTATAAGCGCGGTCTTGATTGTTTGGAGAGCGAGCATGGCCGAACATTCGAGTTTCCGGATATCTACATGATTCTGGATGGCTACTCGGCCAGAGTCATCCGGGAGTGGTATACCCACATCGGTGGCGCTCCCACAAGGCTTCAGGCCAGCACTCGATATATTGATTATGAACATGGGTTTGCTTATGTCACACCTCCAAGCATTGCCGGAAATGATGAGGCTCTTGCGATTTACAATGACCTTATGCAGTACATCAGTGCATCACTTAATAAGCTGGACGCGCTCAAGATTCCAAGGGAGGATTCTGCTCTTGGTCTGCCGCTTGGCATGGAAACAAAGATTGTGGATAAGCGTAATCTTCGCAACTTGATTGATATGTCACACCAACGGATGTGTATTCGTGCATACCATGAATACCGTGGCTTGTTTGCTGATATCCGTGCAGCGCTTAGTGAGTATTCCCCAGAATGGGAATATATAGTTGACCACTATCTCATGCCAAAGTGTCAGTATATGGGTTTCTGTAAGGAACGGTATACCTGTGGTATGACGCCTAAAAAGGAGTGTTTGATATGAGCTATACAGACGAAAAAATCAATGATGGTGGCGAACGTATTGTCTACGGAGAAGGGCTTGCTATGCGCGAGCCTTCCACCGGGAAAGGCCGGTATGACCTTATCACGCCATTTGGAATCCGCCGTCTCGCTATGTGGTATGAAGCAGGCGCCAGAAAATATACTGACCGAAACTGGGAGAAAGGTATGCCATTCTCTCGATACATAGATTCTGCTAAGAGGCATCTTGATAAGTTCATCATGGGCATGGAGGACGAGGATCATCTTTCCGCTGCCGCATGGAACATCCTTGCCATCATTCATCACCAAGAACTTGGTCAAACTGAATTTGATGATATGCCGCATTATCTCAGCGAGCCCAAAGAAGATCCAGACCAAATGACGTTTGATGAACTCATGGGAGGGTTCAATGCTGGGAGGAGTACACCATGAGAAAGCTAACTGTGCTGGTTGATATGGACGACTGCATAGAGAAGCTGTCGCTTGCATGGTGCGAATACCTGAACCACAAATATGGTCTCAATGTACCATATGAAGCAGTCAACCAGTGGGATGTATCACAGGCATTTCCCGCACTTACCAAGCCACAGGTTTATGCTCCTCTGTTTGAGGACGATTTCTGGGACTGGGTCAAACCAGTCGAGGGAGCGGCGGACGCTCTTGTGAAGCTCAAAAACGACGGTCATGATGTCCTGATTGTAACGGCTTCCACCTACCATACGATTCGAGCAAAGACTGAAAAAGTCTTGTTCCGATACTTTCCGTTCATAAGTTGGGACGACGTAATTATTACAAGCCGAAAGCAGCTTATTGCTGGTGATGTTCTTGTAGATGATGGCATCCATAATTTCTATGGCGGTTCATATAAGAAAATCCTTATGAGCGCTATGCACAATCTGGATCTGGATGAAAATGGGGTTGGCGCAGTAAGAGTGCATAACTGGGTCGAGGCATACGACGAGATTCAGAAGATTGCAAACGAATAAAAAGGGTGTCCCATAAAAATATCTACACAAGGGGGTCGAACATTATGGTTGTCATCAAACGAGATGGCAGAGAAGCTGATTTTGACAGAAACAAAATTTACAACGCTATTAACAACGCTTTCGTTGAGGTGGACAAGCTGATTCCGCTCGGAGACAAAGTAGAGGTCACACGTCAAATCACCAACCGCTTGCAATCCCGTTACCGCAAGCGCAATCGTGCGATTTCTGTTGAGGAGATCCAAGATGATGTTGAGACGGAACTCATGAAAGAAGGAGAGTACGCTGTAGCAAAGGCGTACATCAAATATCGGTATGAGCATGAGCTTCTTCGGAATGCCAGTGCTCTTGATGAAAAGATTCTGTCCATTGCTGATAATGTCAATGAAACGGTTATTCAAGAAAATTCGAACAAGAACCCTGCGATTTTATCCACGCAACGTGATTATATAGCAGGCGAACTGAGCCGTGATATCACCAATAAGCTTCTCCTTTCAGAGGAAATCACGCAGGCTCATGAGGAAGGTATCATCCACTTCCACGACAGTGATTACTACGTCCAGCATATGCACAACTGCTGCCTTGTCAATCTGGAAGATATGCTCCAGAACGGGACAGTTATTTCAGGAACTCTGATTGAAAAGCCTCATTCTTTCTCAACCGCGTGCAATATCGCCACACAGATTATTGCACAGGTGGCATCAAACCAGTATGGTGGTCAGTCTATTTCTCTTGCGCACCTTGCACCATTTGTGGATATATCTCGTCAGAAGATTCGCAAAGAGGTGGAAAACGAACTGTTTGGAGTGCCGCTCGATCACCTGCTTGACGGTGTTGCCTATGGCGAGATCATTGACAAAATCACAGAACAGCGTGTTCGTGAGGAAGTCAAAAAAGGCGTACAAACCATTCAATACCAAGTTATTACACTAATGACCACTAATGGCCAGGCTCCGTTCATCACAGTCTTCATGTATCTGAATGAGGTTACTGACCCACAGACTAAGAACGACCTTGCCATGATTATTGAAGAAGTAGTCAAACAACGTATGGAAGGCGTAAAAAATGAGAAAGGGGTATGGATCACACCAGCGTTCCCGAAACTCATTTATGTGTTGGAAGAGGACAATATTGAACCAGGAACTCCATACTACTATCTGACCGAATTGTGTGCCAAATGTTCCGTCAAGCGTCTGGTGCCTGACTATATTTCTGAAAAGAAGATGCTGGAAAACAAGGTTGACGCAAATGGCGATGGGCACTGCTATACCTGCATGGGATGTCGTTCCTTCCTCACACCATATTTGGACGAAAACGGAGAGCCAAAGTATTACGGTCGTTTCAATCAAGGGGTTGTCACCATCAATCTTCCAGACGTGGGTTTGTCAGCACAGAAAAAGATGATCGACGACCATATTACCTATGTTGATGATGCCCAGTGGAACAATGCATTGCATAACAACTTCTGGAAAATTTTTGACGAGCGCCTTGAGCTGTGCCACCGTGCTCTGCAGCTCCGCCATGAGCGCCTGGTTGGTACGCTATCTGACGCCTCCCCTATCCACTGGCAACATGGTGCTCTGGCCCGGCTGAAGAAGGGTGAGACCATCGACAAGTTGCTTTACGGCGGCTACTCCACTATCTCACTTGGATATGCTGGTCTGTATGAGTGTATAAAAGCCATGACTGGCAAGAGCCATACAGACCCGGAGGCCAAGGAGTTTGCATTGGATGTTATGCGATACATGAACGACAAGTGCAAGCAATGGAAGGCCGCAGAGAACATGGACTACAGCCTGTATGGTACACCAATTGAGTCCACCACATACAAGTTTGCCAAGTGCCTCCAGAAGCGCTTCGGCGTTATTGAGGGTATCACGGACAGAGATTATATCACCAATAGCTACCATGTCCATGTCACTGAGGAAATTGATGCTTTTACCAAACTAAAATTTGAGAGCGAGTTCCAACAACTTTCACCAGGCGGTGCTATTAGTTATATTGAGATTGCAAACCTTTCTGATAACCTTCCTGCCGTCATGTCTGTTCTTCAATACATATATGAAAATATCATGTACGCAGAGCTAAATACAAAATCAGATTACTGTCAAGTATGTGATTGGGATCAGGAGATTGAAATTGTAGAGGATAATCGTGGAAAATTGATTTGGAAGTGCCCAAACTGCGGAAATACTGATAAGAACAAGATGAATATTGCTCGTCGTACCTGTGGCTATATTGGATTGAATGACTGGAATCAGGGGCGAACAAGGGAGATCGCGCAACGTTATGTTCATTTGGGTGGATCTGGTCGTATTCAAAAGGAAGATGGACACACACGTATCTCTGAACAAGACCACGAGTTTATGAGGAAAGATGATTGAGGTCGCAAAATGAACTATGCACTCATTAGAAATAATGACATCGCCAACGGAGAGGGAGTTCGAGTCTCCCTCTTCGTAAGCGGTTGTGATTTTCATTGTCCTGGGTGTTTTAATCCAGAAGCGCAGGATTACGATTACGGTGAAGAGCTCACAGAGAATGTTGTGAAGGAACTTCTGGATATAGTGAAAGGGTCAACTATATCTGGGCTATCCATTTTGGGTGGTGATCCATTATGCCAAGAACCATATGGGTTAGAGCTCCTGACGAGTATATGCAAAAAGGTTCACAAGATGGGTAAGACTGTATGGCTGTGGACCGGATATGTATGGGAGGATATCGTTAGTCCATCTGTTCCAAACAAAGCGCTGGAATTCAGACTGATCGATCAATGTGATGTTGTCATAGACGGCCCATTCAAACAGGAGCTTGCAGACCGTAAACTGGTTTGGCGCGGTTCTGAAAATCAACGTGTCATTGATGTGCAAGCCAGTCTACGGGCGGGCCATGTAGTGGAGTATCGAAAATGAGAAAAATAGATTATCTTGAGGTCTTGAAAGCCATCAGAACGTGCGTAGAGGAGCCATACTATACAGTTGGCTTATTTACAAAAACCGTAAGAGACGCTGAATGTGCTTTTAGTGACATACTATGTGCTACAAAATATGATGAGGAAGAACGCAACGCGATTGATCAAATTAGGCGCTTCGATTATCGAATCGTATTCAAAAACGGAAGCTATATCAGGTGCTTAAGAGCCGATGGTAATGCGCGAGGCCATAGATTCAATCGTGTTCTTTACAGTGAGAACATTGATCGTGAAACCCTATTCACTGTCGTGCGCAACACAGAATACCAACGCAGAAAGGAAAAGGACTATGGACAAGAAAACTACGACTACTAAAACTACATATGATTTCGACGAGTTTGGAAAAGTGATTGGTGAAACTACCGTTGAAACGGTAGCCATACCATCAGAATCTGCCAATGACAACTGCAAAATTGAGACTGGTGTCGAGATGGATGGCATTATCGAAACATCTCCACTGGAAGTCTTCTTGACCGCTGTTATTGGAGCTTTGCTGGGCAATCTGCTCTATCACGCCATTCATAAGGATTGATAGCAATTGAAAGGAGCGCATAGATGCAAAATCAATTTGCAGAGATTGAACGTAAATTTCTGATCGAATCTTTCCCGGATGATCTTCCGTTGAAAGAAGCATTTCAAGTCTATCAAGCATATCTGTCAATTCAGCCAGAGGTCAGAATCCGGCGCAATGTTGTTAATGGCAAGGATATTGCATACTACCTTGCTATCAAGACTGATGGCAAAATGGTTCGAAAAGAGGTCGAATTTCATATCCCCAGAGAACACTTCTACGCTATTGCTGAAATGTTTACACAGCCTTTTATAATAAAAGATTTCCGAATTTATGAACTTCCAGATGGGCTTGAACTTGAGTGTTCTCATGTTGACAAGGGGTCTGATACAGAATTCATGTATGCCGAGGTAGAATTCCCAAGTGTAGAAGCTGAGCAGGAATTCAAACCACCCTTCAATTACATCGGAGAAATTACGCATTGTTCTGACTACAAGATGAAGAATTACTGGAAGCGTACAAGAGGAGAATAATAAGATGCAGGTAGGAAGATTTGAAAAAGTCAGCTTTGAGCAGTTCCAGGATGCCATGAAAAGCGAGTATAGCTCAATTTATGAATGGGTAAATTCTGATAATTATCTCAAAAAGGTATATGACAATATCAAGATACCATCCAGAGCCACCTCTGGCTCAGCCGGATATGACTTCAAGGCACCATTTGAATTCACTCTGAATTCTGGCGGTACAATCAAAATCCCAACAGGAATCCGTGTAAAAATCAGCGACGGTTGGTTTCTTGGGTGTGTGCCACGCAGCAGTCTTGGTTTCAAGTACCGTTTCCAACTTGACAATACCATTGGAGTCGTTGACAGCGATTACTATAACTCCGACAACGAGGGACATATCTTTGCCAAGGTATCAAACGATGGGCGAAAAGACATGGTAATAAAGGCTGGAGATGGCTTCATACAGGGCATCTTCATTCCATATGGAGTTACATATGGAGATAGTGTAAACGCCATCAGAAACGGCGGTATGGGCTCTACAGGAAGCTGATTGGATAGGTGTGGTATGACATATAGTAACAACAATAACCAAGGCGGCCTCAGTTTCCTTCAAGTCTTAACTATCATATTCGTTGTGCTAAAACTGCTGGGTATTATCAAATGGAGTTGGCTGTTGGTGTTAGCACCATTTTGGGTTCCTATTGCAGTCAATCTTGTCCTTCTGTTTTTGGATTGAGGTGATCCTTATCTCAAGGTATATCACAGATCAGCACCTCGTTAATCACTGTGGCTCAATTTTCACAGTTGTGAACAATACTCCCAATATACATAAAGATGATAGAGACGAGCAAAAACGTGAAATCGAAGATCGTCTCTACTCCATCTTTAGCAAATACCAACCATCGTAAAAAATAGCAGAGCTGCCATCCTTCTTTGGATGGGGCTCTGCTTTTTTTTAGAACAGAAAGGGAGTACAAAACATGGATTTTATTTACGCAAGACAGTCAGTAGAACGCGAAGACAGTATCTCTGTCGAAAGCCAAATTGAACTTTGCGAGAAAGAAGTAACCTCACCAGAGTACATGAAGTTTTCGGATAAAGGCTACAGTGGTAAAAACACAGACAGACCAGATTTCAAACGCATGATGGATCGCATTAGAGCTGGCGACACAACGCGAGTTATCGTATACAGGCTTGACCGTATCAGTCGTTCGGTGCTTGACTTTGCGGAGCTTATCAACGAATTTCAGAAGTACGGTGTAGAATTTGTGTCGGTGACAGAGAGGTTTGATACATCGACACCAATAGGCAAGGCCATGCTGATGATCGTCATGATCTTTGCACAGCTTGAACGCGAGACGATACAGCAACGTGTAGTAGACGCATACCGCTCCAGAAGTCGTAAGGGTTTTTACATGGGTGGACGAATGCCATATGGATTTCAGCTTAAAGATACTGTGATAGATGGAATTAAGACAAGTATGTATGAACCAATTCCCACAGAAATTGAAGTCGTGAGACTAATCTATTCTCTGTACGCAGACCCTCAAACATCCTTCTCTGATGTAATGCGATATCTACTCGACCATGGGATACGGAATCGTGATGGCGATGGTTTCAGCAGGACACGTTTGCGGGACATTATTGTGAACCCTATATATCTAAGAGCGGACGATACGATCTATGAGTTCTTTCAAAGTCAAGGTGCCGTTGTCGTCAATGACATATCCCAGTTCATAGGTTCAAATGGAGTGTACCTTTATACTGGTGAGGATGCAGATAAACGAAAGTCGGTTTCATTGGAAGGACACATTGCGGTTTTGGCACCACATGAAGGATGTATCGACTCTACATTATGGCTTCAGTGTCGAAGAAAATGCCTTAATGTGAGACAGATAGCAAAACCAGTTAAGGCCAAAAATACATGGCTCGCCGGAAAGATAAAATGCCGAAAATGTGGATATGCGCTATCGCTCAGAGACTACAAAAGAAAGCGCACAGAAAACGCGAGATATTATGTGTGTGCAAGAAAGTACGTCACTATGCTGTGTGACGGTATCGGCTCTATTCAAGCAGACAAAATAGAGGACATCGTGTTCATTGAAATGCAAAAGAAACTTGCTGAGTTTAATGAGCTTCAAATGCACGAAAAAGTTGATGACAGCATAGAGGTCACCAAAAAGAAAGTGAGAGTGGATCAGATTGAGCACGAGATAAATATCCTCGTGGAACGAATTCTTTCTGCTAATGCAGCCACGATGGAATACATCAATCGTAAGATAGAAGAATTGGATTCAGAGAAAACTTCTTTGAAAAAAGAAATTGCCGAAATGTCTGCTGACATTTACGGCAGAAAAGATGTAGGGACAGTCAGAGACTATTTGCAGCAATGGAATAAAATCAGTATTAGCGACAAGCTGGTTGTCGTAGATACCCTCATTGACAATATCAAAGTAGATGAGGAACAGGTTGAAATTACATGGAAGATTTAATCGTTGTAGTCTGATTGTATTGCTTTGGCGTAACAATCAACATACAATGGATTTGTCATCTATTTCATCGTCGTCTCAAATCGTGCATTTGAGGCGAATACATATAAATGTTCATTTACAAGAGCACTGATATTCGATACAATCCATCAATGATGTTGTAAGTGTTCATATTAAAAAGATTGGGGGAATTGGAATGAAGATCGGAGAGTGGGTGGCAGTCAACGACGAAGGTTTGTGGGTAGACATATTCGACGACGGCGGGCGAGTGTCCTTTCAGACTAAACGAAAAGCAATCGAAAGCATATCAAGTGCGTTACTCGATGCCGCTGCGAAGCCTAATGTAAAGCGGGTTTCGAGTGGCGTATATATCTATAGGCCGAAAGACTGTGACACGGGATATTACGACGGAGAATATATATTGCACAAAGTTACTAAGGAAAATATCAAGTGGCTTAAAGAACTCGAAGACTTTATGGAAGAATAACATCAAAGAATGCCGCGTAAAAAAAGGAGAGCTACCTGCAATGCAAGTAACTCTCCTATTTTTTGTTTAATAGCTTCACAGAAAATCGTGCTTCTCCATACGCTCATCATAAACACGCTTGATGTTCTTGATGGCACGAACAGCGCGATTGTTTGGATACTCTGGATGCGCTTCACAGTATCTCTCATAGCAATCAATGTTGTAGAGAACCTCGTTAAAGTGCTCCTCCGTATGCGGTAGGTCACCAATCAACTCCTCGTTGAACCGGAGGATGCTGGCTCGGTGCATATCGGCATTTCGCTCGTCATCGATACGGATATGGGTTCCAAGGCGCTCTTTTGTCTCGGTTTGTGCCTCCTCAATCTTATCAAGACGCTCCTTTGCTTCTGATTGAGCGGACTCTATCTGGTCGAGCCTCTTCTGTGTTTCAATCTGGGTCGCCTCTATCCTGTCCAGCCGCTCAATCACATCGCCGTTAAATGCTTTGCCCACAGCCTTCCAAATGGCCTTAATTACTTTGCCGATGGCAGACCACGGGTTTACCTTGATGGGTGCAATCTGCACCAGTGTCATCAGGATAACCAGCGCCCCGCCACCATTCACAAGGATTTCATGAACACTCACGGTCACTCACCTGCCTTCTCCGTTTCAGTAGGTGCGTTGACCTTTTTGCTCATCTTGCACAGGTCATCGATGAGCTTGCTGATTTCCTCTATGTTGATGTCGTAATCAACAGTGTCGGCAGAAGCCTTGACCATGGCGAGAACCCATTCCTTACGGTCGGCACCATTGTCGAACTTCTCCTCGGCAGTAGCCATGTACTTCATAACCATGTCAAGAACCTTGCCCCAGTTCTTCTCCTTCACGGCCTTCTTGACATACTCAACCAGCTTAATAGCCAGAGGAATAGCGGTAATCAGACCGGCAAAGATTGACGCAATCAGTTGCAGCCACTCCATATTTATACCTCCTCTCAGATTGCGGGGCTATCCTCTACCACCGCATCCGTTTGTGTAAATCCAGCCGCTTTTGCAGCAGCGTACTTGATTCCCTCGCCGTCAGCGCCAGTATTTTCAGCCTCACTCTTGCGAACGATGCTGTTCAGCACGATGCCGATAGCTGTTCCGATTGGCGTGAACACCACAGTGAAGCAAGCGAGGGCACCCATGTACTGGTACTCAATGCTCCTCCATGCGAGGATGAATCCGCCCGCCAGACCCAGCAGAAGAAGCAGTATGAGGAGCAGGGCAAAGAGGTTAGTAAATCCAATGCCCTGACGCTTCTTTGTGCGCCGCCGGGTCTTCTTATGGCTACGCTCAATCTTGATGGTCATGGCTTAGACCATCCCCATCTTCTTTGCGAAGCGATACAATACAGTCACGAACTGTTCCCGAGTGAGGACATCAGCCCACATATAATTGGGTTCGCCGTTTACCTCTGTGCCGTCACCGGCAATCAGGCCGGTGGAAGTTGCCCAGACACGGGCCTCCTCGCTCCACTTACCGCTGTCATTGTCCTGGAGCTCGCTGCGCATTTCGTTGTAAAGCTCCTTGAAACGTGCCACATCCATGTCATCATCCTCCTCCTTATTGTTGTTCGCCCCCGCCAGCAAAGCGGAGACATCATCACGAACGGTCTGCATACTTTTGCCATACTTCGGCAGCCAGTGCAGTACATCGGCATGGGCAGAACCCAGGCCAAGACGGTTGCTGTCTTGGTGGCACAGGATAACAGGAACTTGTACGCCGCAGTATGTGACTGTGCCTTGCGGATCGAGGTTATAGAGCTTGCACAGATACGCTGTCAGTTCCACACCCTCACGATAAATCTTTTCAAAATAAACAGGGTCATCCAGTTTGTCCTCACAGATTTCAAACTGAATCCACCCGTTGTTACAAGAACCAATTTTGCCTGGACCGCAGCCCCATGCTTCTTTATCCCAATCTCCTGTCTGAATGGTAGTAACCTCACCACTGGCGAGTTGTCCTATGAAGGCATGAACACCTACATTCAGACCAGGGCGATTCCAGGAGTTGTTATTCTTATTGACGCCAATGAGCTCAAGCAGCTTGCTCCTGTTTGGGTCATTGTCATCCGGCTGAACGTAACGCTTTAGCGTTGTGTTAGCAGCGCCAGTAGAGTGCCACAGCACTCCTTTTACCTTTACTTTCCCGGCACGCTGATACCAGGAACTCTGACGAATGAAACACTGAAGCGGTGGATTTGTATTGCTGTATTTCATGTCATTCATTCCTCCTTATAACGTCTCTTTTATTTTCTACGGCTGTCGCCGCCTCCTTCAACCCCCTATGGGAGGGGTGCAGGGGAGGGTCGCAACCCGCCCCGCCTATAGCGGAAGCAACATATTACAGGTCTCCAAGGTCTGCCTGTTTTTGTGCGACAATCTCTCCATCCTTGAAATATTTGCCGAACTCCTCATCGGCATCAATGTCCTTATACACTCCAACCATATCTGCCGAATCCCATCCAATCAGAGACTGAATCACAGAATCCGGAATATTAGCCCTTGCCAGTTCACTCGTCATAAAGTGCCGTAGAGAATGAAGATAGACATCCTCTCCAATGATGTTTGAGAATGTTCGAGCAAAGCTATTCATCCGAGAAACAGAGATGGGTTTTGTTCTATCGTGGACATCAGTAAACAGCCATTCGCTGTCGATACCTTTCTTCTCTCGCTCCTGCATCCAAAGCTCCAAATATGGCTTGAAGGGTTTTGCCAGAACATAGCAAGTCAGCATCTTTCCGCTCTTGCCACGGCCTTTGGTTTTAATTTTCTCCGGCGTTTTATAGAGCGAACCATAGATGATGTTGTCATCAGTAAAGTATGATGCCTTGAATCGGCTCAGTTCAGATTTTCGTCTGCCGGAGTATGCGGCAAGCGCAAGAAAACACGCCTGTTCATACTTCCTGTGCCCGACCAAATAGTCAAGGCATCCTTGAATCTGCTCTTTCGTCAACACAGTCTTTTTCCGCACAGGTTCATTGACCGGGTTTTCAATCTTCCGAACCACCGGACGGTAATCTGGATACTCGTCGTCCAGAATATTGGTAATCAGGTTTGACAGAGAGGACAGAGCGGCCTTCAAATGGCGGACACGGCTCGCGGAGCAGCCCTGCTCCAATGCGTAGTTCTGGAAAGCCATAATGTCTCGTTTTGAAATCTCAGTGAAGAACTTGTTGTTTGCGTTGTCTACAACCCAACAGAAGAAGATCAGCAAATCGTTCTTGTAGACTACGATGGTCTGTTCAGACCTATCCACAGAGCGCAGATACATGATAAAATCATTCATCAGCCTGATATTCTCAGGGTTGATCTGCTCGATCTTCTCTTGCGGCGCCGTCAGACAACGATTCGTTTTTCTACCCACTGAAACTCCTCCTTTCGCTTTTATGTATAGAGGGCCATGCAAACCAAGCACGACCCTCAGATCCTTTAGATCAGTGTGTAATGTGGCCGCTCTCCGCCTTCGACGCTATACCGTAGCCAGTCCAACATAACGATGGCTACCATTGACAAAGCCAGCCATGCCAGCATAAACTGCGGGCAAATCTGTCCGAGTATGTTGCCAGCCATGTGTGAGTAGTCCCATACACCAAGACCAAGCCACAGGTTCAAGATACACCCGGCACAGAACTCGGCCACAGTAATAGCAACTGTGCAAATAGCCGCCTGTGTGATTAACGGCATATTCCATGGAAGTTCTGCTCCACAGCGTTCGAGTGGAACAGCAAGGAAAATAGCGAGAAGAAGCATTGTCCAACTAATGGCCTCTGGCTTGCTTCCTGCTGTTTTCCAGGCCACTTCAATAAAGAAATAGAGCGTGCCTGTCCACACCCACAGAAGCACGCTCAAAACCCACTTTCCAATTTTGTTATTTACCATGGCACATCAGGTTCCCAATCGTCACATATTTCATCCAGTTTGCGTCGTGCCCACTCTGCTTCTTCTTCGCACACAGCAGCATCATATTGACTCAATGCAAACGCCTGTGCCCGGATTACATCTGCCTGTCGTTTGCAAACATCAATTAGCAGGTCAATCAGTTGCGGCAGCCGCATTTTCCTTCAACCTCCCAACGATAGCAGACATCTGTACCTGTGCCACCGCGAGCTTGGACGCAAGCTCTGAAGCATATGGCTCAGGCAATTCCATGCCATAAACCACAGCGGAAATACTCCCCTCGTCCTCCAGAGACAGGATATAGGACTTCAGCGCATTGTGGTAAGATGTCTGCGTGGTGATAAGTGTCTGTGCAGCAATGTAGATTTGAGCAATTTCCATAGCGGAATAGACAGTACAGGTTCCATCATCTGCCTGATATGGAAACTCTGTGCCGCCCAGCTCCACAACGCGGAACAGGTTGTTGATGTTGCTCTGATCCTCCAATGCCAGATTAAAATGGTCAATGCGGTCTCCAATTGGCACATCGACGCCGGACACAATCACATTATTACAAGCTTTGGAGATTTCCAAAAGCTTTGCGGAACGAATGACGCCAAAAGAATTATCGGTGCCAAGAATATCAACGGCATCATCTGTAGTGATCCATCCCATAGTAATGGCCTGAAGAACGCCAACATTTGTCAGACCGCCATCCTGATAGAGTTGTGAAATATATTGTTTGTCCATATGTTAGCCCTCCAAAATAGATGCCACCAATACGGCCATATTCGCCTTCAAGCGCTTTGTTTTATCAACGACGCGATTGTGGTGGTCAATCTCATACCAATCATAGCAGTTGCCCTCATCGTCTTCATCGGACTTTGTTTTACGGACAACGTGAAAAGTGTCGGTAATTGTACTGTCATCGTACTCCTGTACTGTCTCAGCAAACCCAACAAAATCGGTGTGCTCGTCTCCTTTGGTACGGAGAATCTCTACGCCGCTATAGCCGTCTGCTCCAAATACATACTCCACGTTAATCTCTCCTCTCGCATATTATTTCGGATCACCTGCTTCAGCTCTTTTTGAACTTTGCCGTGATAGATTTTTTCATAGATATTTCGGTTGTTACAGTGCTTGAGTTGTCCGAGTCTGGAAATCAGACCGGTTGCCATTCTGGAGGATATTTTCCTGTGTTGCCTTTTTCGGCGATAGTATTCATTCAGCTTTCGCTTAAGGCGGAACAGATTCCTCTTTTTAAGCAGTGTGTATCCTCTGCCGAATCGGTATCCCAATGCGCATGGCATACGTTTCTTTGTCGGGAACACCTGCCAGTTACCCTTTAATGCCAGGCTCACACTTGCAAGCCATTCTTCAATTAGCTTTCTCAGGCGGTGCAGCTTCCTCTTGTTGCTTCCAAATATTGTGAAGTTGTCCATATATCTGAGATAGTGTGTGCAGAGTCCGCTGTCTCTGACGAGTTGGTCGAGTGGTTGCAACAATGTATTGGCGAACCATTGCGATGTGTACAGGCCGATCAGAACGCCATATCGTAAGATTTCCTCACATACTTTCAATACGCGCCAATCCTTGATGAGACATTTCAGTCGAGCCATAATGAACTTCGGGTCAATACTATCATAGAAATGATGAATGTCGAGTTCTTCGCAGTATTTGGTGCCCTTCACATCTGTGTCCATCCACTTCTCGATTTTCTTCTTGCCGTAGTGAATACCGCGATTGCGAATACTCCCGCAGCAATGCCGATCCATACCGCGCATCATTGTCGGTTGAAGCACTTGAACGAGTGCATGGTGGATGTATTGATCCGGCCACAGCTTCGGCTCATTGATAATGCGCCATTTGCCTGCGCTTTTATCGTAACGGTGCTTCTGCTTTGGTTTGGAAAGCTGGCGCTTATGGTATACGATTTGCTCGATGATAGTACGCAGCTCTATCACACGCGCTTCCATATCCTGCTCTACCCAAGCTACTGTCTTATTTGGTCTGTGCTTCGGAAGCCACCTGTGGCTTGCATTCACTTCTGTAAGGGCAAGCATCAGATTGTCATCCGAAATTAGTTTTTCGTACAAATTGTTCGTTCGTTTCATAGGTTGTTACAGTACCTCCTTGTAACCTCATGAGCTTTCCCACGCTCCGGTTTCTCAGAGGGTACTAAC